TTTTTTCTTACCGGTAAGCCATTCCCGGATTTCTTCCACAGTGTACCAACCGTAATTTTGGTCATCATCACTGTAGTTTATCCAATATACGATATCGTACTTGGTTTTAAAGTTCTTCTTCTGTTCTTCACGATTCTCGGCATCATCGTAATTAATCCATTTAGGACTACAAGCCATGAAGTAATGAAGTTGACCATAAGCAGCTTCATTTTTCTCGATGATTTTCTTCATGCCGATTTTTTCCTCATATGCCTCACGGTCAAAATACTCTTTATCTCCGCTATACATTGCATCGAGACTTTCTTGAGGTATTCTATCGGTAATCATCAAACAAGGTGATGAACCACCAAAGGGATTTTTTGGTCTGAAATTAGCCATAGCAATTGTAAGTCTTTTTTCCTCAATTGCAAGTTTCAATTCTTTAAGCCACTGTACTTCTTTCTCACCCATAACAGCAACGCCAAAACTTCCACCATCCCAAGCAGTGAGGATGTTGTCTTTATCTCCCCTACTATCGGGACGTTCGGAATTCCATTTGGCATTCCAATTAAGACTTTCTTTCCAATTGGTAAAATCATGGGGAACATGCTTTTCATCTTGTTCCTTAGTATGCCACTCTACGCCCGTAAATAGTATGGCGTATTTACCTTTAGCCAATTTAGTTGTGCCTCTATCTACAACTTCTTCTCTGAAAATAATTTTTGGAACTTTAGTTGCAGTGCGATTCGCAACACCCATGTTTTTCTTCGATGCTTCGGGCATACCGCATAAACGTTTGAGGTCACTTATACCCCATTCGTGTTCAGCACAAAAGTCGTGACCTAATGCCACGCCAATAAACTTGTCGTTATCGACAAACAAACCATTATCTTGACTTGCTTTTCTCATAGTTAATATTTTAAATTTACCTCATTATACGAAATAAAATCAGATATGTTACAAAATTATTCGTTTTCCGGAATTCTAGCATATAAGAATTCCATGTCCTGAGTAAAGGTAGGACATTCAGTTGAAATCCAACGAGACCTTACAACTACAGAATCTTCTTTTGTAACATCCTGTATAGTAATATCCTTTTCATACATTTCTTTTGTTATGAATCTACCCCTCTTATACAGAGGGGCATAATCATTCCAATTAATGCCCTTTTTGAATATCATTTCCTGCATCTGATTGGTATTCTTACCGTGCAGCTCCTTAGCACTGAAAAGACTCTGAGCAACACTAGAAATACTGTTGCGAACCGTATCTACTTGCCTCCAAATCATATAGTTAGCAACCTCGGTCTTTGAAGGTATTGTAAAGGTACGTGCATCGAATTCAGCAAGTTTCATTTCCATTGCTTTCGCAAATAATACTGCGCCACTTGCATCGGGTTTCGTCTCTCTCAGACTTCTCATTAATCTACAATAATTAAACTTACTGGTAGCCATACTTGCACTGACGCTCACGATTTTCTGAATATTTCCATCAAACCAAGCATCGGTGGTCAGGCTGTCGAAATCAGTAACTAAAATACTAATCTCGTCAGACTGTACGAAGCCAAACTTAGCACCTTGGATGTTCTTGCAAAGATATATTGCAGTTTCATCCATGTCTTGGATAAGACCTGCATCGAAAGGTCTTTGTAGTCCACGTGTATAGGTGTGAAAGGACCTGCCATCGAGTCTCAGAATACTATATGCTCTACGAGGTAACAATATGCGTGTTCTATCTTCATAGTAGGATTTCATACGATTTCCAAGTGCGTCAAATTTCATAACATTAAATTTTAATTTATACAAATATACTAACTTTCTAATTTACAATACCAATTTCTATGCATTTTTTTTCGACCATATGCTATATCACGTAAACATTTATGTGATAAACCATGTTCTTTAGCAAATGTTGAGATATTATTTGTTGTGTGTGTCATTCCATTAGGGTCAGTTAATACCCAATTTTTTAACAAATGATTTTCAGTATTGTATTCAAATAGTCCCGCTTGTTTTAAATAATATTTAACTAAACTATTCTCAACATTTAATTCATTTTTCATGACTTTGTTGTTTTACGTTTAGCTATTATCCTATCACCTTTTAAATAGCGTTGATATGCCACTTCAACAGTTTGTGGAGATTGCCAACTCTTTGCAAAGTTAGCAAATTCTATCATATCCTTGCGTGAATAGCGTCCCATTTATTTGGTAAGTATTTTATTAATTTCAACAAGTCTTTCCGTTAATTCGGTTATTTTACTTTTTAGTTCAACAACTTCTTCTTCCAAGATTTTTACCTTAAATTCTGGTTCGGTTGCAAGAATTTCGTTGATTTTTGCCTCAAGAACTTCAACAGTAGTATCATCAGAAATGAAATGTGATTGAATTCTCCAACCCTCTTCATCACCTTTTTCTTTTATAAGGTAATTATTTTCAACTACTTTATCGCTTTCAAGATAGTTCTTTTTTGAAGTTTCATCCTTAAAAACATTAATTCCTAATTTTTCTAGTAAATTAGCTGCACGAACAACTTCATCCTTATTTTTCACGAGGATAGCATCCATACTGCGCTTTGTAAGAAAATCATAGATATTTTTCATTATTTTTCAATTTAATTAAAAATTATTATTCAGATAATTCAGCCAAAACATTCTGGCTTTAGTAGATACTGCTGACCCCAATTTCTTCTGGTCGATGTTGTTTGCAATCATCGTATCGCTTTCTTCCTTTACTACATCATTGTAAACCCACCTTAGATAATCACCGGTTGTTTTATGCTCAATGGGTAGTCCTAATTCTCTCATTTTATCAATGCCCTGCATTAACCTATTTTCAGTTACAGCGTATTCAATGAATGAGTTCATGTTTTCAACTGCTTCAACATCAACAGTAGCAAGCGTCTTAACTCTACTGTTTTGATGCTTTACACCTTTTACTTTGAAAATATATCGGTGTTCGCCATTAATACATTCCCAAACCAGTCCTTCGCCAATTCCTTCAACGCCAAAAAATTTACCAACTGGACATTCGGTTTCAATTGCAATGGTTAAATCAGCAAGAAGATTCTGACTTACTTCAACACTATTGAAGTCAATTTCCATGTGATAATGTGGAAACTGTAAGATATTATAAATTTGCTGGTCTTCGATTTTCAGATGTTCATATTTTGTCATATCCTGATATACATCATCAATCTTAACTGCAAAGATTACAAACATCTTAGGTAGTTGAGCAATAGCAACAGACTTTTGAATACCCTGACCACACCACTCACCATAAATTGCACAATACTCATTGAATTCAATACCTTCAAATAACTTAGCATAGTCCTTTTCAAGCATATTCCTCATGAAACCAGAGTTATCATCCTCAATATCGAGTACTCTTTCTCTGGACTGAAATTTATATTCGTCTTTGTATTTAAGAATTGAGGAATTAGTACCATGTAATTTTACTGTTCCTCTGAATTTCAGAGTAGGGTATGGTGAAGTATGACTGTAAATTGCATCGCCATTAGCGTCTTTACCTGCAAAATCATGATGTGTTCTTACTTCTCTTACAATTTGTCTGTACTGACCAATATCAGTAAACGTTTTTTCTGCTTTAGTTAACATATATTTAATTATTTTTTATTTGTCTTTTATGTTTTTCTCTTTCCTTTTCTTTTAATTCTTTTCCATTTCTTCCCAAATGATATTTTTTACAAACTTTGCAACGATAAGGAACTACCTTATGTATTACATGGTCTTGAGCATTGATGAACTTAGCTACCTCAATTGCTTCATCCTGTGTATTAAAAACCCGTTTAGGTTTATACACAGGTTGTAAGTTTTCATCATATCTTTCAAGCGTTTGACATTCCATTTATTCTAATAATTTTGATAATTTATGTCCTTCCTCCGCATAAAAATGACATAGTTCATACCCACGTTTCTTGCATTCAATCTCAATAAGTTTGTCTTGAGCAGCCTCACCATTATACCAATCAGTTTTTCTTTTAGCTGCTCTAACTATGTTTTTCCTAATTTGATGTGTCATCATAATACACGTTTTATTAAAAAAGTGTCTAATTTCATTTATGAAAGGACAAAGTTAGGTTTAGTCGCAGACTTTCCTTCTTGAGAGTGCACTTGTAGTTTTTCCAGAGGCAATATTATCTCTCAGTTCATTCAGATTTGCCTAATTCTGAAATGTACTCGTGATTGGAGTAGGATTCGAACCTACGCTATGTCTGTAACTGACTATCCAGCCGACAAACCCGATTTACGCCACATAGATAATCCATTTTTAGGCTTTAGTCAGGATATTTATCCACTCTATCATCCAATCATTTAATAAATCTTTCTGCCCGTTTCCCAACGGAATGTTATTATTGTGTTTATACCTAATCGTTTATGCAAGTGCCGAAGAGGTCACACGTTTTCTCCTAAGTACGTAGTGGCTGCTATCCCCATGATAAACACATAACATCATCAAACAAACAACATCCTTGGCAGGATTGTAATTATGGTTGCCCAATCCCAACCACTCCATGAGTGCCCTCAATTACTGTTTTGCTTTCAGCAGAAAGACTTAAATCATTCAAAGAACTTATTTAAAATTTAATTGTTAAATCCACAACACTTTCAATATCAATTTCATGATAATTCTTACGATGTCTAGCATTAAGCAGAGTACTTCTGTTGTTATTAAAACTAGCGTCCTCCGGAACATATAGTAGCGCATATTCACTATCACGTTCTTCTGTGCCTTGTACGTAGTAGGTATAGTTGTACCTAAACAATTTGTAAACCCAATTCATTTTATCAATATTTAATGTCAAAGATATAAAATTATAATAACTCGGCAATATATTTTAAAGAAATTTCACTTACTTCCATTTCTTTCTTGATAAACTTCTCTAGTCTTCTTATTCTATCGGCATCTTCTTCATTGAAGTAAAGTTTAAGTATTGCCAATAAATTTGTTGGAGAACCGAGTTTATTTCGAATATCTGCCCCAACTTCACCACTATCGAATACATCGAGTTCAACGACTTCATAATTATCATAATCGACAAATAACGTTTTTTCAGAACTTGATTCCTGCATGTGAACATTTTTTAATCCCTCTATCGATGCAGATAACGGTAAAAGCAATGGGATATGTGAAGTAAACTCCAAATATTTGTCATTAAATTTGTGTAATTGAACAAATTCTTTGCTAGTCTTATTTCTTAGGGTTTTGAATTTCATTTCAACTCCTTCTTTTAATATTAATTTATTTTGAATAATTATCATTAACCAATTTACGTGGCTTGGAATTATTATTTAACCATATCAAATGGTTTTTAAGTTGGACCTTAAGAGTTTCAACTGTTTGTTGAAGTTGCATCCAATTCTCGTAATTAGAATTTACTTGCATTAGTTCTAATGCATCAATTCTAGTTTTTAGTTTTCTAACCGTATTGTCTTCCATATTATAAATCCTCCCTGAATCTTAAACCTACCGGAAATCTTGGCTGACCATATTTGGTCATTCCCTGATATTTAACTGTAAGAATTTTACCGATTACCAATGATGGGTCATTAGCATACTTGGTGAGTTCATCCATATTACCTTTTAATTTAACATCGAATGTGGTGTCACCATTCTCACAAGTAAACACTGCCTTACCTGCCATACTCCCTTTTGTACCAACCTTTACACCAACGATTTTAAACTCACTGTCATCAAACTCTTTGATTTTTTGTAAGTCATACGAACGTTTATAAACGTATTTACCATCAGCATTTCTTACCATACAACCTTCAAAACCTTCTGCAAGAAAGTGTTCAAAGGCTTCCATGAGTTCATCTTCGTTATTAACCACAATGGTTTCAACAATATGAATAGGTGTGCCTTCATAATGCTCTCGCATTGCTTCCAAGGTCTTATAACGTTCCATGTTTGTTAACGTAGGATTCGGAAAATCATATACATGGTATTGAACTTCCTCATATCCTTCAACTGGTTTTTCCTGACGAATTTTTGAACTAAGTTCTTCGAAATTATTGTGGTATTTGTGGTTATATAATTCGCCATCAAATCTGTTAAGAATAACAGGATTACCAAGTGCTTCTGCAATATGTGGCACACTCAAAATTGGTTTTCTGGTTCTTGACCACAATGTTGTTTCACCATTTTCATTTTGTGAAGTACAACGGTGTCCATCCAACTTTGGCTGTGCCAGTGCAGGATATTTAATCTTGTGTCCCTGTTCACTGAATTTGTGTGCAAGCATCGGGAATACGCCACCTTCAATGATAGCATCGGTTTTACCCTGTTGTGCATCTTCGATGGATTCCACGTAACCTTTCTTTAACTGTTTTTCCCAACGACCTTTAGCTTGTGCAAATGCTTGTGCAAATGCAGATGTTTCATTTGCTTTACCAATATTCTTACCTTCAAGAACCTGCTCCTTACTTTGCTGAATTTTACCACCAACCTGACCGTAATCATTTATAATGGTAGCAATTCCATCGACATCATAAACGCCAACTTGCCATTCCTGTATTGCACCCGTACTGGTTTTCTTGAAAAGAACCGGAAAAATTTTAGTGTCCATAGTTATTATTTTATATTGTTTAATTCGTTTTTAACGTCTTCCCAAAACTTAATAACTTTATTATTCCAATCAAACAAAAAGTTATCATCAATATATTGTTTTTGTTCTTCGAGTTCATCAATCACTTCGCTAACTGAAATTAATGCACAATTTTTAAGTTCCTCGATATCGTGTTCAAATAATGTTGAATTAGCACCCGCATATTCCTGATATCTATAGGAAGTAGCTATTTTAAATTTACCGATTAATTCGGTTGCTTTTTCTTTTGCAGTTGCCATTTTATTTATTTTTTATATTTAATATCTCCACTACCTGTTCGAACACCACCAATAATATTACCTGCGTTAACATCACCACTTCCGGTTTGAATGCTACCACCAACATCACTGCATTCAACATCACCACTTCCGGTTTGGATATTACCGGTGACCGTATTACAATTAACATCGCCACTTCCGGATTTGAGAGTATTCACATTGCCGTTAATCAATAATTTATTACAATTATCAATCTGGACTTCATTAATGTTACCTTCAACCAAAATGTTTATTTCTTTTCCATCGGGAGTGACGTTCTTACCATTAACGATAATTTGATTACCTTTCATTGTAATCGAACTGCCTTGGTATGTTACCCCATTAATTTCAATACTTGCCATAATTATATATTTGTTGATTATACGTATTCAATTCTAATAATGTTACAAAATTAATACATAAATTCATATTTATCTTCAATTTCCCTTTGAATATATTGGTTCTCATCGTTTTCGGATAAGCCTAAAGGTACTCTTATATCAACATCTTCAATAATATCATTTGGAAAACTACTCCAAGTTATTTTTATCTTAACGATTTTCATATTATGCATTTAACCTTTTTTCAAATATTCTTTTATGTTTGGTAAAGATTCATGCTTATAGTTTTCCCAGAATTCTTTACCCATTAATTTCAGGTATTCTTTAAACCACTTATAAAGCATGTGCGGATATATTGCATGGTTAGCAAAACCATATAGTCCGCAACTAAAAAAATTGTGAACCTCAATTACAAACGTCTTTTCGTCAAAAACTCCAACGTCTAAAGTATATGCAACAGGTGCATTTTTATACGCTATAATCATTTGATTTATTTGTGATACGTCCGGAAACATTGTGAAATCACCACTATAATTTTGTAACCCAACGAGTTTATCTTGATAAACAAATGCACGCCATTCGCTTTCAATATCAATTAGGTCACTAATTTGATAATTTCCGGGTTTAAGGTCATAGTCCGCACCAATTATTTCAGTAAATGATTTAATTTTATCATTAGATTTAACAAATACTTTTCCAAAAGGTGGTGGGCATTCTGTATAGGTATTAATTATCTTTCTATTTGCATATGGAAATAATAGTGAAGGAACATTAATGGGTTTCGGAGTTATGCCATAGAAATACATTAGAAAGTCGGTAACAAAATCCACACTACCCACAGGCACATAGTCTTTATGATAATCTTTGAAAGGATTAGGATAAATCATATCGGGGTCGGTTATCTCATAGGTATTTGCGAATTTAACCACGATTTTATCCTCTGGACTTAACCACTTCTTAAATCTGATTGATTCAAGCAAGGTAAATGCAAAATCATGTCTGATTTCACCGTTGATTTTTTGTATTAGGAATTTCATTATTTTCCAAATTTAATTGATAAACCATGAGTCTTAGCGACTCTATCTAATGATGTTATTTTTAATGCGTTGAAAACATCTTCCAAATTATCAGTAATTTCAGTTGTCCACCACTTATCTTTACCAAATGATATTTCATATACGGGTTTATCTTCTGTATACCTAATACCTGTTACAATACCTGATATTATTCGAACACCGAATAATCCATTATCTAAAATACCATACTTTGGTTTATTTAAATTTTCCATTTATTTAGGTTCAAAGTTTTTATCCAGCCAATATACAAGTGGTGCACTATCTTCATCACCACCATACAATTCTTTAACATATTGCTCACGACTTTCATCAAATGCAGATAAACCATACCACCAACCTTCGTTTTTAAAGACTTCCCAAGCATCATTAGCTTCCTTATCACTTCTAAAAACAAATGTTTCTTCACATATCATTACAGTGATTGCAATGGGTTTGAAACCAGCATCAATAACTTCTTTTAACATTCGACTATCTGGAGTGCCATATGTACGTGCATGGTCTTTGTAGTCATCATCGAATAAAGTTGACATAAGAATAAATTTTTAACAAATATATTAATAAATTTAATTAAAAACAATATAAAAATCCCTTTTCAGATTTACTACTAATTATTCGTAAACCTAATCGTTCTGCAATTTCTTTTGGTGACATTAAATGCAAATTACTGCTCATTGTAATTGGAACTTGTTCCGGAATTTGGTCGCAACAAGTAAGTACTAGGTATTTAGTAGATAATTTATTATGATGATTATCGCAAGATAATGCATAACTCATTAAATCCAAATCAAGTACGGTTTTCCGGAACTCACCTTGAAAACCCATAACATTGGTTTCTTTGGGGTTTTCTTTGATGTATGAAGTATCCATACCCACATTACTCATGTAGCCATTCCCATGACGGGTTTGATATGCACGACTAACATAATATGTTTTGATGTCATCGGTTTCCAAACCATTATTACGTATGATTTTCAATGCATTTTTTGAAGTGGTATTACTTCTTGTAACATGTGGAAAGAACCCATAGTCTTGGTCAAGTAAAATGCCCTGTCCACCTTCGAAAATCAAATCTTTATCAGCACTAAGTGCTCCAGTACCTTCAAGGTCATTAACAATTTCGTGGGTTTTGACAAATAAATCGCAAGATTTTATGAATTCATCATATAATAATCTCGTATAGGCATTTTGATGTGGTTCTTCGGGTTCAAAATTATAATTATAATAATTATTCATTAATAACCGGAGTTTTTCATCCCTGATTTTTGGAAATTGTAAGTCCCTTACATATAGGTGATAGTGGTCTTCATTTCTTTGAATGGTTGCACCGAAACCCACACCCACACTACCGTGATTAATTTGTATTTCAGAACTTCTATTGTGCGAAATGTCGAAAGGTGTAGTCACCATTGCGTTTGCATTGTAATAAACAATGGGGTCTATACCAAATTTCTTAAGTGCTTCGCCCTCACGAATTACCGCAACTGGATTTACAGTACAGTATTCACTCCAATAGGTTGCAACACCTCTAAGTGTACCTGAACCATAATTTGAAAATGCGTGGTGGATATTATTATGGACAACAGTATGTCCAACTTGATGCCCCCCGTTGAATCTTATAACTAAGGTGTCATCAACATTGCCACATAACGAATTAACAGTTGAACCCTTACCTTCATCCCCGAAGCCAAGTCCGAGAATTATTTTTATCTTTGCCATATGTTAATATTTTTCCCGATTATACGGATAATTAAAATTAATGTTACAAAAAAAGGGACATATTTTTCAACATGTCCCTTTTGTCTCAAATATGTCTCTATTAAAGTTTTAACGTTCCTTCGTCAGGTGTATTAGCGAGTGCTGTTGCACCAACTACTGCGAGTGCTGTTGAGACTGCTCCTGCGATTGATGCACTGAATTTGCTTACAACGGATGCCATGTCAACACCATGCTGTACCGCAATAAGGGTTGCAATGGTTTCACAAACCGCATTGTAGTCATTCAACACAATGAGTCTTTCTCCGAGCATTCTTTTCCAATAACCCAAAATTTCGTCATCGTCACGGTAACTACCCTCATTGATATGTATATGGTATACATTATAAAGTCTCTGTGCTTCGTCCAAAATCTGTTGGTCGGTAACTAGCTGTGCCTCTGCATAACCAAGTAGTTCTTTCAGTGTTTTGACATCAAGACTATCCCAACTTGCTTCGTCACCAATTGTAAAAAGGAAACCTTTTTCATTACGTTTCTCAAAACAATCGATACTAGTGTGGCGACCTGCGGCAAGCCATGCAAGAAGATAACTTTCTTTACGTTGCCCACCACCATTACCTTCAATATGAACGCTAGTTAGCCATTTGTCAAGTTCATCAGTACCTGCTTCGAATTGACCAATTTGGAGTGGAAATTTATCGGTGCGATGGTCACCGATTGCTCCGAAAAGGATTTGAGGATGTTCGACACCATTATTAATGATGGTGTTCATCAATGCACCGAGTTTCTCCTGTGCGATTGTATGGGGAATTCTACCCATACTACCTGTTACATCAAGAAAAACCATTACAGCTAACGATGTTGGGTGAGCATCACTGTCACGTGATTCTCTAATTCCAAGGTTAATTGGGTCCATATCGCTGTTGATAGTCTTCGCAAAGATTTCATCAGCACTTTTACTGGCATATTTCTTACTTGAAGTAAGATTGGTATATGCATCATCAGACCAACCACTGTATCCCATGATTATTCGGCTTTTGGAGTTGTGCAATCGCAATTGTCAGCACAAGGCTCACTGCAATCACATGGTTTATCACCCTCTTGAGTGGGTTCTGTATCTGCAACAACTTCCTGTGTTACTTCAGGTGTAGAAACAGCAGCTTCCTGAGTTTCCTGTGCCTCAACCATTTCTTCGAACGTCTGTGGCTTTGAAAAGGTGTCTTTTCCCATAATTTTAAAATTTAATTGTTAATACTAATTATATTCAGAATGCAATTATACGCAATTTATTTCTATAATGTTACAAATTTAGCGGATAAAATTTTTTCTCAAAGTTCTTTTTTAATAATTCTCTGTACTGAGCGTATTCCTCAACTTCATTTTGATGCTTAGTCAAAAGAAATGTTAGCATTTCCTGGTTCACATCTTTATTAACCTTCAACTTAGTACCTGCTCCTGACCTATCACCTAACAAATATAGTGCAATCTTCTTACATAATTCCAAATCAATATCTTGCGTGGCGATTTTTTTTGTAAATAATGTAGTTGGATACCACATTTTATATTTAGCACTAATGGTTTCGGCTTTCTTATCCAATGGAGTCATATGATAGAACGAAATCAGTATAATACCGTGAGTTTCAGGCACTACAAAGACTGTTGTGGGGTTTAATCCCAAGTGAGAATACCCAATGTTTCTAAGCCACAAGGTAAACTCGAACATCCTACTGAACAGCCAGTTAACGTGATTTTGTGACAATTTCTGATTTGTGAGTGGAACTGCACGGTCTTTCAAATAAATTATAAGTCGGTCATTTTCCAGCTTCATGCTTTCTGGCAGATAACGATGAAATACTACTGACGCTTTGTCAGACTTTGACATTAATATTTTGTAGTTATTAACGGACTTTGTGATTAGTTTACGATTGGTATCGTTAACAGTATACACTATTTTCTTTTCAAAAACCCGGAATGGTCCGGTTTCATCAACATATCCAATACCATTTTCAACGATATCTTTGTAATAATTCAATTTTGCCATTGCTTCCGAAGCCTTTGCTTGACTACAAGCATCGGGATGAATCAATTTACTGTATTGTAAATATGTTTTTTTCCAATCATCCGGAAAAATATCTGAAGGTTTTTTTGATACTAAGATTTTACCAATCAATTCAACGTCTGTCATATATTATTATTATTTATTTGTTGTATCGGGTTCACTATATAGATATAAGCCATCGCAGAAACCTTCTTTGTAGCCGTCAATCATTCCCTGATTATATCCTTTAATGCGACTAGAATCACATTCTAATATTTGCCTTTCACGTTCAGCTGCAGCTAGTTTATTGCCTTTCCTAGCTAAGAAAACAATAAAAATAAGAAAAATAATTAATACGCCTATTATTAGATAGTGATATTTATCTTTCATAACTAAAATGTTAACATTTATTACCATTATTATTAAAGACTAAAAATTTAAATTTCAAACCTTTGTCCATAATAGATTATTTTTTTGTAAATTAATCATCGACAACCTATCTTAAACTATTTAAATATCGTTTAGCTCTATATGTTATTGTTGGAGTAAGACCAACATAATTGTCACATTGGAAAAAATTAGATTGTTGCCAAATTAAAAAATCGCCATCATCATCAAATATAATGTACCGACTGAAATCATAATAATCAACACCAAACCATGTCTTGCAGTTATCTTTTAACCAACTATAAATTTCAACGCCTCTAATTCTTTCCTCACTGTGACCAGTCTTTCCTATTATAGTAAATGTCGCACCACAATAATTAAATATTTTCTGAAGGTCTTCAACAGTCCAACCACTACGCATACTTGCACTGAGCACCACTGCGCTATTGGTTTCGGCACAGAATTCATTGAGTAATTGCATACGCATTGGACACATTTGACTCTTATAGTAATCAAGTCTTGAAAGTTCTTTAGACTTAAGTAGTTTACGTAAGTACTTCTTTACCGTCTTGTAGAATGGAATGTCGTTATACTTAGTTAGTTGCTTATATCTTTCTTCGTAAAACAACCCATAATTGAGTACACCGTCACAATCCAAAAACAGGCAATTATTAAAAGTATTGTTATTATTCATATTTCCAGATGTGATTTCTAAATGTTCCTCTTTTACTACCATTTTTTAAGTATTTATTTAAGTTTGATTCTGAACACAATAATGTATCACTAATTTCTTTTTTGCTATTCCAAGTTTTAATCAAATTCATGTTAATATCATATTGAAGCACTTTTCTAAAATGTCGAACATTTTCTCGATTAATGGTGTTATTTAAAAACATATCATATTTTCGCTTCAAATAATATTTGAAATTATTGTCAGAATATATAAATTCTAAAAATCTATGTGCATCAGAATATAAATGCATTTTCCAAACATTTGGTTTGTTCTTGGTGACGCTACAACAATATTTTGGAGTTATATTTAAATTTACTTCAATGTATTCTGAAATGAATTTTAGAATTTCTTGTGTTGATATTAGGTTAATTGTTAAACGATTTTTATATTTCCCTTTCCACGAAACCGACCCATCTCCATCAAATAAACCTGCAATAAAATACGAATAATATTTTTCATCAATTTTTGGAAATTCCAATACATTTGTTTTATCCGAAGTGACACCTAAATTAATTAAATGTGACGTGAATATTTCATTTCCAATTTGAATGCTATATGCAGTATACGTTTTATTTGTTCGTTTATCAAAATGCACCCTTTTACTAATAGCGTGTTCAGCACCAATAGCTTCTTTAAATCCAATAATAACATCCAAATCTTTTGAAATTAAAGATACCTTATTATTACTTTTATTAATACAACCATCTGCACAAATAAAACCCAACCAATATGCTTTATCATTGGAGTCAATCTTTTTAAAATAATCAACATTAAGCGCAAGGCGGCTCATATTCAATCTACTTTTCTTTAACTTAATAATTCCATTTCTTCTTAATATTAAATTAACTCCCGATTGTGTTCTATCATACATGATAGCAATATCATTTTCCGATTTTGTTTCGTATAAAGAAACAATTTCATTTTGTAATTCTTTTGACGCATATTTTGTTCCCATATTAATATTTTATCATAAATACGTTCCCTCATCAAAAAAAATCATTTTAGTAAGATTCGCTATCAATTAGTTTTTGTCTTTCTTCGAAAGTTTCGACTTTAACAATACCACAATACTTCTCGAAAGTCTTTTCTAGGTCTTTGCGGAATTCTTCAAGTTCTTCTTTATTATCAAAGTAAAAATCGTTTTTTAATACCCACTCTACTTTGAAAATACCTACGGATGGGTCTTCATCTGATGTAATGAGGAATCCACTTACTTTAATTATTTCCATAATTTTATTATCGCTTTTCATAAATTTTTCTCATTATACGAAACCTAGATTTAAATTGTTACAAATATACCTATATTTATTTATTTTGCAACAAAAGTATTTATTCCTACGTAAAAATACGTTAAAATTTGTAACAAATTAAAAAATTATTCGTATAATTGCAAAATATAATAACTGAAATATGAAGATATCCAAATTAATTACATTGATTATAGTATCATTAGTTTCAATGGCTATGATAAGCGGGGGTCATGCTAAATCATTCGAAAAATCTACAGAATCGACAATTCTTACTGTTATTCCAAATCCCGTTATTACGGAAGTCGTTACCCCAAAACCCGAATTCGAATTACTATACGATGATGTATGGGGTACTATTTATCACGCTGAAAAAAGACAGTGTGATGATAGTCCAACAATTACCGGTGATAGGTCTAGAATTAATCCACATAAAGCAAGTCAGCACCGTTGGGTAGCTATCAGCCAGGAAATGCTAGATAACGATTATCGCAAAAGTAAATTAGTTTATGATAGAACCAATTTATATAAAGGTAAAATTAAATACGGTGATACCATTTGGATTGAAAGTCCATACAAAGAAATTAACGGATGGTGGGTTGCTAGGGATGCTAAGAATAGTAGATATACGAAAAGTATTGACTTCCTACAGACCAAAGGCGATAAATCATTATATAATGGTGATAAACTTTGGAGTGGTAAATTTGAAAACGTTAAAATTTATAAAAAATCTATATAATGGGAAATATTAGAGATTATTTACAAGCAAATTACGATGGTGCTGATAAGGTTTATTACAGCCTACTTGAAGTTCTTACAGATAAAAAGAAGAAAATTAAAATACTCCAAGATGAAATCACTTGGCTTGAAGAAGACCTAGTAAAAGCAAAGGGTAAACTTGATGAATATACCGAACTTCTAAATGAATTAAATCAAAAGGAAAATGGTTGATAAAATAGAAATAATTAAAAATTATGCACGTAAGTGCTATGACGATGCCAACTGTGAATACGGTGGTCAAAGTTATTTTCTTCATATTAATATGGTAAGAAATAACGTTCATAAATATAGTGCAGTCTTTAAAAATATTAGGGATGCCTATAATACACAAGCTGCATCATATACCCACGACCTCATGGAAGATGCTAAACAGACCTACAATAATATTTGTGATGTTTGTGGTAAGGACGTTGCGGATATTACATTAGCTGTAACCGATGTTCCGGCAGAGAACCGTCTGATGAAACACTTGCTTACTATGGGTAAAACCGTAAAAGATTATCGGGCAATTATATTGAAAATGCACGACATGCTCGCAAATGCAAGCTATAGTAAATCTGAGGGTAGTTCAATGTATAAAAAATACGTTAATGAATATGCCTATCGTAAGCCTATCTTCCAAATGGCATTGGTTTGGTATAAGGATAGTCTAAACCAAGACGTACTTGAAGAACTATGGAAAGAACTTGATGAAGTGCACGACATAACCACTGCAAAAGATTCATTAGAGTTCAATTTTAGTGGTTTATAAGACTTACAAATTAAGCGTTAAATGAACAATAGTCCTCACATATTTCTCGATATTGATGGTGTACTAGCTACATCATATCAATTCAATACCAATAGAAAGAAGTGGCATCCTGCTTTAAATTGTTATCGTTTCGATGAAAAATGCGTTAAGGTTTTCAATTCAATTCTTGATAATCTCAGTGGTGCAAAAATTATCCTATCAAGTGATTGGAAATTGAATTACACCATCGAACAGATGAATGAAATTTTCAAATGGAATGCTGTAAATGCAATTGTTTCTGATACTACGGCTTCTTCATGGGGTCATATATTTTATAGTCTACAACAACTAGAGGAATGTCGTGCATACGAGATTAACAAATATGTTGCCGAGCACACTTTAACTAATTGGGTCGCTATTGATGACTTAGATTTAAGCCAGTGGATAAGTCCGGAACATTTTGTTATAACTCCACGTGTCAGTGAAGGCATTAAACAATGTGGTATTAAAGATAAAATTTTAAATCTTTTAAATAATGAAAACTAAAATTATTGAAGTTTGTGATGCAATATATGTGGACGTTTCATGCGAAAGAAACGATTCAACTGACATTAAATGTGGTGGTCCTGCAATGCTTGGCTACGAATTCTACGTATCTCCAGATGAAGATATTTTCAGTTTAATTGATTTCATTAATGATTGTGTAAGGAAATATCATAGACCATTTATTGGAATCAGTACTCGTGAAAAGAAAGATTTTCCAATAGGAAACCTATGGACGAGAGAAGAAATCGAAAAATGTATTAAAGAAAACGCAATATGAGTTTATTTGTAGTTGATGTAGAATCGGATGGTGGTTTATTGGGTACGCACAGTATGGTGTGCTTTGGGGTGGTTATGGTAACTCCGGAACTCGATAAGACCTTTTATGGAAAAACAAGACCAATTTCACCCATATATGTACCCGAAGCACTTGCTGTAAGTGGATTCAGTAGAGCAACGCACGAAACTTTTGATGACCCCAAGAAAGTAATGACTGACTTTGATGCTTGGCTAAAAGATAATTCTAAAGGCAGACCAATTCTTATTTCAGATAACAATGGATATGATGCATCTTGGATTAATTGGTATTTTCTCACATATCTTGGGAAGAATCCCTTCGGATGGTCTTCACGTAGAATTGGTGACTTATACTGCGGAATGCAAATGGATATGTGGGCAGGGTGGAAGAAACTTCGTACTACAAAGCACTCGCATCATCCGATAGATGATGCAATGGGCAACGCAGAAGCATTGCTTAAAATGAAAGAAATGGGTTTAAAAATTAATAATAGATAATATGAATTTTTTTAAAAGTATGTTTTATATTGTGCCAATAATGATATATTTTTTTATGGAAGCACTTCTTATTGGAATTTTTATAAATTTTGCCTGGAAATCTGTTTTATATCCTCCAACAAATATTTACATAACATATTTCCAATGGGTTATTATTATTTGGACTATCAAAGTTTTATTATTTGATGTATTTAAATTTGTTAGTCAATTAAATGATTTCAGTGAAAATAATTATAAAGAAAATAACAAAGAAAATGAGTAGATACGTAAAAGAAACACCGAGAATCAACATAAAGTTTATAGATTCCGATACAGAAGAAACGCTTTTTGAAGTAAAAGATAGAAATCCAACCAATGTGGGAGACATTTTTTCGGACTATATATCAACATCCCTGATTAAGGATGAACATAAAAATAAAAAACTCCCCAAAAATGTTATGGTTATAGCTGTTGCAGAATTGAAATTAGTTGACGAATAAACTCTACTATTTTTGTAACATTTCATTTGTCAATTCCGTATAACTAGCATAATTAAAAATAATGATATGAAAAAGATTTTAATTTCACTGCTGGTTTTAATGCTTTCCTTGACTGCATTTAGTCAAGCACCATTTTATTATGATAAGCAATGTTCCCAAATCGAAAACTTTGGTGAAGGTCGTAAAACTATTGGTAGCATTACCCAAAAATTTATTGATACCTATGGCACTGATGAATTCCATGCAGTCCTTAATAATATTGAAGCCGGAACAATCGATGAATTCATAAGGATTTCACAAGAAAAAGGAATCATAACAGTTAATGAAGTTAAGGAAATTAAAGACCTTATCCTTTTCACTAACTATCATTTTTCATTTGTTGCAAATGGTAAACTCTTTGTAATGACATATGAACCATATGTTTATCAAATGGATGAAAGAAAGTTGAATTTATATCGAAGGGATGACGATGGGTGGAAGATTGCCTCTGAAGTACGCACTGATTATTGGCTTACTAAGATTGGTGAATTTAGGGGTGATGATGGGAAATTAATAGGATATCATAATGAAACTACGGGTATATCTGAATTTTGGCATGTTACGAAAATGGCTACCGGTTATGGTTATCCAAATTTTGGTTCTGTTAATCGTGTAGATAGAAGTTCTGTTATTATTAATTTTAGCACAATTACTTGGATACCCGAAGAAGGAAGAGAATTTTTCGATTGCTTAGTAGTATTCACACCCAATAGCAGCGATACATATATTGCTTCATATTTTGAACCAAAAAACAGACTAGGTAAGATTGTTAAGAAAGAAAATTTAAATTATGAGTTTATTAAAGAATACCTAGGAAAAAATGAAGAAATCCGACTCCCAATACTCTGTGGAACATACGCAACTGCTTATGAAAAGACAGATGATGGAATAAAAATTCAGTATTGGGATGGCAATATGGGTAATCCTATTGATGCCGGAACTATTGAATTAAAAATACATGGTACATATGTTACAGCTAGTGGTAGTATTGAGTTAAATAAGATAAAATGATAAAGGTAACACCATTTATAAACACGGTTGGGACTGAGAAGTTCAGGGAATTTCTCACCCAACCATTTGATTTTGACCTACTATTAACATTATTTGATGGGTGGAAATCTTATAAAACTAAATACACCAATGGCGATAATATCGAATTTGATGTTTATTCAGATTTCTATATACTGAGAAATGATGATGTTTACATACGATTATCCTATCCTCCGACATTAAACGAATTCATCGACACATTAATTGCATTCAACATTCAATTATATTGGAAAGACCATATTGATGAAAATTTTGACCCAAAAGATTATTTACATAAGGATGAAGTAAAGGGATATTATGCGTCATTATTGGATAAAATGAATAAATCACACGAGTTATTATAAGAACTTATATTTCGACTAAATTTACTAGGATGAATAATATTATGTGGAAAGTTTTGAATAATATCACATTTAAAACTCAGGGGTATCGTAAAAATTTTAACTTGATTAATGAAAATGATAACATTATAACAGAATATAATGGAACAATTTCAGAATTAAGAATTTCCGAAAATTTACCACCATTAATAATCGGTGAATATGGATTCTCCGTTTGGAATTTTGGATTGGCTAAATTATTAAAAATAAATACAGAGAAATTAATTCACGAGCATAGATATGAGAATATTTTTAGCGAATTTGAAAAAATTATATCCGATAAAGATTTGGATATTAGACCATACGATAAAATTGTTTTCATCCAAGGACTAGTTATTCATCCAGATTATCGGAAACTTCAAATAACCGAAGAATTTATCGAAACTATTTATAGAGATTTCTATAGTTCTAATGTTATAATAGTTGCATTGGTGAAACCAATTCAAGATAATAAAATAGATGCGGAATTTTATTTTAAACAGAAAAATGTTAAAGTAAGAACTAAAATTGGTGATTTTAATAGCTATGATACGATTCCAGCAATTGAATATTACGGCTTAAATAAACTTATTTTACGTACCGATACAGAAATTAATGAATATAAATTATTTTCTGTAGCTGCCAAATGTGGCTTTACTAGGATTGGTGAATCACATATATTTTTATTTTATCCGGAAAAAATATTGAAAAGATTGTTAATTAAATATGATGGATTACCCAATGATAAGAAAATGTCAATATAAAAGTATTTATAATAAAAAATTATGAGAGCATTCACCACTAAGGAATTAAATGATTATGCGATAGAACTTCATAAATTTAAAAGTCCGTGGATATCAAGGAAAGTATTTGGTATATGGTTTTTAGTTGGAAGATACGCAATTTTACCTATATTTGTAATATTATTTGTTGGCTTTTTATTATATTCATTTATTAATATGCCAACTTCAAAAGCAGATATGTTCTTCAATATTTTTAAAGGAATATTTTTTGTGCTATTTGGATGTGTAATTATTATATTTATTGCACGGACTTTAGAGAAATTAAAAATTAGACGCACAAGAAAAAAAATGGGATTATCTCTTGAAGAATGGAACTTTCTTATCGAATTTTTCCAAATCGAGAGAACGTGGTGATTATCAATGTTTTAACAAATTTTAAACTTTTTAGTATTTATATAATATGATTAAGAAAATTAATCGACAAAAAATTCCTATACTTGAAATTTTGGATATAAAAATCAACCAAAATTCCTCAAAACCCAGAAAAACTCACATTTCTGGGAATTTTAGTTTAAATACCCCACTTATTTATAAAAAAAATCTAAAATCAATGGTATAACCATTTGATTTTCAGTGGGTAATAACCTTATTTAATACAAATATTATGAAAAATGTAAAACAGTCTGTAAAAGTAGCGATATTAGTGATTATCGTATTTATTGTCACTAATGGGTCGAGTATTTTTACAAGTCAATCGAGTTCTTCGTTTGATTTTGAAAGTAGAATTTCATCGTTACTACATGAGAACGGAGAATTGAGAGCATCTTTGAAAAAAGCTAGTGATAGATTATATGAAATTGAAAGTAAAATGCAAAAGGTTAATGAAACCGATAATCGAATTTATTCTCAATTATTAGGGATTCCTGTAGATACCCTAGATTTCAATGGTTATAAAAATGATAGCATTGATTACTATAGCGTTCAATATGATTCTATAATGAATAACATTGATAGAAAGAGTCTATATATTTCGGAATTAGTTTCATATCAATTAACAAAATTGAATGAAAAATCTGAAATTATAAAGAATAATAAAAATGTTTTAAATTATTATCCAACTATTTCACCAATTAAAACCAAGGATTTTATTAATATTACTTCCGGATTTGGTTGGAGAAATCATCCAATATATCACAAACCCATATTTCATGAAGGCATAGACATATCTGCGAAGCGTGGAACACAAGTTTTTGCTTCTGCTAGTGGTAGAGTCGAAGGTCTTTTATATTCAAGGTTTGGATATGGTAATCGTGTAGTTATTAAACATTCGTATGGATATGAAACACTATATGCCCATTTAGGTTCTATTAATGTGAAGAAAGGTCAATATGTTAAAAAGGGTCAATTAATTGGTACTGTGGGTAGCACTGGATTATCTACTGGACCGCATTTACACTACGAAGTTCATCTAAATGGTAAATTTGTTGACCCATTAGGTTATTTTTATTCATATCTAATTGATGATTTAATTGCCAATAACGATATTAAATAATATCTTTGATAAAAAAACTATGAGAACACATATTAAAACAATTCATAATGAAGAATATTCCGATAGTAGTAAAACTATCGGAGTTCTTCTAAATTTTTCATCCGAAATTGAGAATATGGATTGGAAGGATTCGTTTATTTTTATTTATCGCCCAGATGCATCCGGAGAAGGAATGTATATTTTCTTCAATACAATAATTGATATGAATGATTATCTTCTCTACGGTGATGGTCGAGTAAAACGAGCATATATGCCGGAGAGCGAATTTGATGAATATTATGATGTCGAATTTATTGATGGAGAATTTGCAAATAAATTGACTTGGATGTAAATTCATCATCCAAAGTATTTATTTAGGATGGGAAATATTAATGAAGATATTGAAGCAAAAAAACTTTGGGAAGAATTAACGCCAGACGTTAAGATTAAACTATTGTCTTATTTTCAATTTTGGGATGGTTTTAACACATATCTATATGAATATCTACCTGAGAACCTAAAAGAGATAATAAGACTTAAAATCAATAAGGATTATCCATATTGGTTATGATTTGATTGGTCCGAATACCTGAATACGATTTTCATCTAATGCGGTTTCATATCCCTCTTCCCACCATTTCGTCATTTCTTCTTGATTAAAAACCATAGAATTTTTACTTAATTTTCTAGGTAGCCAATAAATAGTCACTTTCGACCCACCAACATTTAAATTCTTTATTTTTTCAAAAAAATACTCGAATTCAATATCATATCTCATTGCATTTATACTCGTGGTAACATTCTCAACCAAATTGTTAATTTTATTACCTTCATATTTTTCAATATTTTTTGTGCGATGTAGTACGATATCAATTTCTTTATAATCCTTATACATTAGTTGGTCTAACCCCACTAAATCCGTTATACCACCGTCACTCCATAAACCAACATGATAGTTACCGTTGTAATCCTTCCAACTTTTCTTCACCAAACTTGTAAAAAATGGAAAATTGGCACTGCACCACATCCAATCTTTGAAATCCTCATACTTTTCATTTGCAGAACTAAAATAATGAATTTTTGATGGAACTTGAAAATAATTCTGAGTTCCAACTAAAATTTCTTTATGTTGCCTATTTAACTCAATGAAATAATATTCCGGAAAAAATTTGTCTATTGTATTTCTAAGCGCATTCGATGTGCATATAGATTTATCACCTAATATAAGTGATATTATAATTGGTAATTTCCTTAGTCTACCAGATTTTGATAGAGGGGTTTGCATATACCAGTAATTATCAAATATATCACTATTTGATACGTTAGTGTATCCTTCCTTCAATAACTCCCACTCATTTAAAGCTGCTAACGGTGCTAATAGACTACCTGTAGATACTCCAACAACAGTATTGTATGAACGATTTAATCTAGCTAGTGTTCCACCGCCAAATGCACCCCAACTACCGCCTCCGCTTATGAGTAATGCACGTTTCATATAACTATTTTAATATAAATACAAAAAAAAAGGCAAATCGTCAGACTTGCCATTTATATTTATAAAGATTATGATTATTACAACAATCTCAATTCGTTCACGAGTTGTATTACTAAATTGGTTTGGGTGGCTGATTGTAATGATACATATTCCATTGCCTTCTCCTTATTTTCGGCAAATACGACATCCCAATAATTTTTAGATAATTCTGAAAGAGTATCTAATTCAACACTCTTTTTTAGTTGTAGAAAATCGGAAATGAGCATTAGACTTTCATAGTTATTTCCATTAAATTTCCAAACATTGATAGTATCGATAACGGTTGATTCCCAAGGCTTGGCGTTTAATCCCATTTTTAAAATGAGCGGTACTTGCTTATTTACCTCAAATTTACTTCTATGGAGAATAAAACGTTTAAGTAAAAGTGGTAAATCATTATTAATTACATTATGCCCGCAGAGCATAGGAAAATATTGCGGGGTAGATTTTACACCCTCACTAGATAACTGATGAAGAACATCCATGAAAGTTGAAATCACAATGTATTCATCTTCATTAGCAATTTTTTTGAAAAATCTTTTAAGCGTATTGTTTTCGCTATAAAGTGTTGCGTATGTAATTGCAACGATACGACTGAACTCCGGATGATAGATTGCATTATCTAAATATACGTTTTCGAGTGCAGCCTTATTTTTTACATCAAAATCGACATCATGTTTACTTTTAGAAATGTGCTTCCAACGTTTAAACAATGTCGGATTTTTTTCTTCTAAATCATGTAGGGTTGGGTATTCCAATACTGCTTTAATATTGAAAAATAGCATATCATATATGCTTACCTTGTTAAAAACGTCTTCGAATAGTGCCATATTATTTAATTATTTTTAGATTAACTTATGGACAAATATAGGGTATTTATATTAAAAAACAAACAAATGGAAGATAAAAAAATTCACAGGCATCCTCTACGTAGGGTATTTTATGATATTTTAAGGGATAAAAATTCTCCAAAATATAGCATAACTAAATTTTCTGCTTTTATAGGTCTCATATTGTTGTTCGCAATGGTTACTTTGAGTTTAATCATTATGTGGAATAAACAAGAAGTTGACCACATATTATTCTTGGAATTACTTGGTTTCGTATTAACATTATTGGGGTTCAAGAATAATTTCGGTACTAAAAATAGTGATTCGACTACAACCACAAACGAAAAGAATGCTCCAAATGATGCTAAAATTGAAGATGACCTTAGAGGTTAAAAATGAAATGTATTAACTTTTTAACCACACTTCTTTTTTCTCTTAATTCGTTGTATATATTGTTAATATCTTCGAAGCTATATGAATTTAGAGCATGGTGAGAATACGAGTTTTCATCATGCTTTAATATGTAAACTATTTGTTTTTCTTTCCTTATATTTCTTTTGATATTCTTAGCATCTATTTCAGCGAGTAAATCATCACCAAACTGATTAAAATCTTTGGCAATTACATTTTTCGTCCTGTCGGTATCTTCGCCAATATACTTTACAAATGACTTGTAGTCAACATCATCGTCATCTGCATCAATAGATAATATTTTTTTATCGACACTCATAGTCTTTAATCACGTTCAACTATTGGAGTACTAGGTGAATTAAATTCCACTAAATCGACTTGCTTCGCTTTAGTTGTTCTACGCTTTCTAGTTTTTTTAATTTCAGAATTTAACTCACTGGTAAATCTGTCGTTAAGTTTTTTAAATGAATTATCCTTTAATTCATCAAGTTCCTTATAGAAATCGCTTGCTTGTCTTTCCAAAGATTTTTTCATTTCTTCCATTTTATCAGCAAACTCTTTTTCTTTGGTAGCGATTTTTTCATTGGTATTGATTATGATATGAACAAAAAGAATTAAATCGTCAATAACCACCGAATTTTTTTGGGGATAAATTTTTAATAATTTTCCGGCATCATTTTCTGAAATTATTTCAACACCCACTTCATTATTCTGATTAAAAACCCAATTTTTGGGTATTCCAATCTCCAATTCATAATATCCATTAACAGTATTTCGATTAATTGATGATAAATAACCGGTAATTGGATTTAATATTGCTTCAATTTCTTTCATTTATGATATTATATATGCGAAAAATATCGCCAATGATATCCACAACATTATCTTTTCTGCCGTGGATAAAATAAAGCGAGTTTCATTTTTTAATGAGAATCTCCCATAAATTTTTATGGTCAAATCACTAACGATATAGACCATAAAAATTATAGAAGCAATAAATAAAAACTGATATATTTCAGTTATCAAATCCATTTCTTATTCTCCGTGGGTCTGACCCTGATGTACCACTGTTGCTTGTGGAACTGGCGCTCCCGCTTGAGGTGCTTCAGTTTGAGGTGTTACTGGTTCTTGAAAATACTGCTCAACTAAACCCATTTCTGCGTTTAAAATAGCTAATTTTTCAAGTCTCAATGCCATTGCATCAATTTTTTCTTTATAGTTTGTGTTAGGGTCTTGTGCGAGACGGACTAATTCTAATTCTTCATAATACTTGTCGTTCCTCAATTTGTTTAAGAGGTCGAGTTTTAAATTTGCCATGCTAAATTTTGGTTTTAAATAAAATTATTTTAATGTTTTGTAAATATACAATTATTAAATACTCACTGCAAGAGTTTTTAGACGATTTCTAAAATATTTTTCTCTTGATTAATTGAAGCATCGAATATTATGTAGATTTCAATTAACGTATTAATAACATTTTTATTTTTTTGTTTATCGATTTCAAAAATATTTCCCCAAAATTTTTCATAAAATTGTGTTGAACTATCGTGATTTACTTTTACAATATCCATTTTATAAAATTGATAATAATAAAATTGATAAAAATATTCTTTTAATGGAGCATTTTTACTAAAGTCAATTCCCTCTAATTTAAATTCTACACAAACCTTATTAAAGCACCAATTATAATGATTCTTAATATCGACATCATCACTTAAAGTTTTATTATCTAAATAGAAATCAATTATATAATATAGAAGATTAAATGTAAAGTCCTTGTAGATTTCAACCCTGTCTTTAACGATTATATATTTTTGTGTTACGGGCATTATAGAGTTTTTAGCATATTGATTAATTCTGGTTGTGGATGGCAATCGCTTTTATCTGTTCGATAACTTACGTGAGTCCAAACGCCAGGAGTACCGCTTAATGCCTTAGTTGAAAGGTCCCACATATCTTCATTATAATTAAGTGTTATGCCGAATTTTTCATTCCAAAAAATTAAGAGTTTTCGTAGGGATTCAATTTGCGCATCACTATATTTTTCATAACCATAAAATCCTCTGAAACCATTCGGATATTCCTGAACATTTTTTATTGCACCTGCTTTAATATTAGGTACATTTTGTTTCGATACAATATCCCATTTTGCCGGATACCAAGCATTATTAAATTTAATTAAAGCTCCCCAAGCATCAATTTCAACACCAATACTTGCCATATTCAATGCTTTATTATTAGGTGCGTGAGTACCAAGATGATGTGACCAATATTTTGTGCTAAAGCATTGATACATTGCGCCTTTCCAATCGATAATTATGGATGTTCCGATTCTATCAGAAGTACTTCTCCACCAATCGATATCGCCATCAGTACCTTGTCCACTGACAGTATGGTGGATAACAATTTGTTTCTTATCTGTTTGCTCTTTAAAATATTGGTCTTCCGGAAAATCGACCTGAATTAATTCATTCAAATTTAATTTGCTTACAAGAAGTTCAGCTTCTTCATTCTTCAAATTTTGTGAATAGGTAGTGCTATCATTAAGCAACCCTAACGAATATTTATATAGACTAATCATATTACATATTTATCATAAATACTTTACATAAAAAAAAGGGTATTAATCATAATACCCTTCACAAAAATAACAAAATTTTGGTAGATTAGCTATACAATTCGTCAACTAATTTATTATATTCCACCTTATTAATACCTAGTTCCTTCATTATCTTTTTAAGCCTTAGATTGTTTAAAAATACTGCACTAAATATATACAGTACTAGCAATGCTAAAAGTATTGAAAATGTGTATGTTGTTCCGGCAATCAATGCTTTAGGTGCATTAAATATCGTACCTAGAAATCCTAGAAGAAAAACACTGAGTAATGCATAAATCATGCTAGTTCTTACCGACATGTCTTTCTTTTCAGTTTTCTGAGAAAAATATTTATATGCAAACTTAATCCACCCACTAGGTAAATGTTTGTTATAAGCTGCTTCAAATTGCTCTAAAGTAATCATTTTAGAATCCTCTGTTTTTCTTTACGTTATCCGTATTGGTGAAGTTATTTGGTTTATAGCCAAGCAAATGCTTCATTTTATTCATCTGTTCATTCATTACGGGTTTTTCAACCTTATGTTCAGATTCACTTAAAACTTGAACAGCATTTTTCTGTGCAAATACTTCTTTACCATTGGTGAAGAATTTAAATTTATTAATTGCTCTAACTGTGCTCTCATTAATGCTCAATTGGCTTCCATTATTTCTTTCAATGTTTGTGAATGTATTTCCAAGTCCCTCAAGATTTACTTCATATAATCCGGATTGTTTAGTTGGTCCACTTAATTCCTTAACCTCATTTAAATTGAATCCAATGATTCTTTTCTTACCAAGGTTATCGAAATACTTACCACTAACCTGTGATTCATTAAGACCCATTCTATCATTCCAACCGCTCTCTTCCTTATCAAATTGAACCTTATCAACTGCGGTATCTTGTACTGGCTGTGCTTCCTTATTGTACATAGGGGCTTTAGCATTGAATGCTAATTTATCCTGTCGTTGCTTATATAAGTTATCGCCCATATCTGCCTTCATACGGTCTTCGAATTTCTTACCAACTTCATTATCATAAACATAATCACCCAAACCTTTACGATAAAGATTAACTTCATCTTGTTCTTCTTTGGTTAAGTTACGTTTTGGAATTTCATCACCTTCGTCATTGGCACTGTCACCAACATTTTTAAGTGCTTCTCCGGACTTCATATCACCTACTTTAAGTGCTTTGTTTTCGATATCCTGACCTAATTTATATGGGTCTTTACCGATTTCAGTCTGTTGGTCTTTCCACTGTAATTCTTTTTCAACGTCAATCACTTCTTTAGTCCCACTATGTTGTAAGTCTTTCTTGAAGTTAACTTTGTTTTCATCGCCCAATCTGTCTTTCAAGACTAATGCTGATGGTTTTCTATCTTCTGCCATTCTTTTTAATTTATCGTGATGAATTGAAAATGCATTCAATTCGTTATTTATTTCCTCTAACAAGCTAAAGGATTCGTCAATACTTTTATTTTCATTCATACCACCACCTGCTTGCATACCCATGTTTAATCCACCAGGCTGGTCACCAGTTGGTTGCATTTTATTTGACATTGAAGTTCCATTTGGTTGTATCATAGTTTGTGTTTCTTCTTTAATATTTGGAGTATCTAGTTTTCCGGTTTTTATATCTTTAACAATTATATCTTCATTATCTTTACCCATACCATCTAAACTATAGGCATCGCTATTATCTTTAATAAAATCTTCTTCACTCTGTTCATTCAACATATTAATATATTTTTCAAAACCATCGCTTTCAGTCAAGTAATTACTTTCCTGTATTGCTTTTGCTCCGGGCATAATCGGTTTTTTAGATGTGCTACCTTTCATTAAGTCACCACCACCCCAAGCTGCTGGTCCGGCATATGCACCTGAAGAACTACTATCTGTAGTTTCATCAACCTTTTTACCGTATCCCAATGGTGCAGTATATTGACCACTACCACTAAATGCTGCACCCGCACCACCGCCAGTACCAGTCATTTCATTCATATCATTAAGAACTTCAAGATTATATCCCTGACCCTCAAGTTCGGCTTTCAATGGAGCATATTCTTCGGGGGTTGCAGGTCTGCTTTCAGCTGCATATTCGGGATGTACACCAGTATGTTGACCAACATGTGAATAGCCACTATTATATTTTTCATTATATGGTTCTTCCGGAAAATATGCAAAAACATCCTGATTTTCAGGGTCGGTTTCGTTAACTAAGAATTGCACTTTAGTTACTTCCTCACCCCCTTCATTTACCTTCGTGGGTTTCGGTTCAACGTTTCTTGTTTGCATGTGTTTTTCTCCTGCATTTTTTAACTGATTAATTCCACTCTTATCTCTTCTTTTCTTTTCCTTTGGAATTGCCATTTTATATTTCTGTAAGTATTTTGGACTATTTAAAACATAGTCGTTAAATATCATATTTTGAATGGTTTCATTATAATGGTAACCATATTTTTCTTCACCATTTTCAGACATCTCATTATAAACTGCTGAAAGTTTTGGGTCTGAAAATACCAATGCTTCCATCTTAGCCAAACTAAAAATCTTTTTCTTTAAAGATTGTTCTTTTTCATTTAACATTTCCTCAGTTAAATGAACATTATTTTGTGTCATAGTCCTACTAAAATTTTTTTCAAAACTTTTAGATTGGGGGCTAATCGCCTCTTTATTAGTTGGTTTAAATTCTGCCATTTATATTAATTATTTAATGTCCGACTTCCAGAAGTCACGCTTTTGCCACAATACTTTATATACGGCTTCCATAGAATTTTTTATTGTTGAAATTAATTCATCCCTTGAAGCACTATTAGTATTATGAAGAACTTTCTTTATTTCTTTATCAAGACTATCCGCAACGAATTTCTTAATTTCGTCATCGACAATTCGTTTAACTTCAATCTCGTTCATATTATGCTTACTTATTGATAATAAATACTTGAATAACTCAAAAAAATAAAAAGAACGCATATCATATTCGACATGCGTTCTTTTTATTTTTCATTGTGGCGAAATTATTTAGCTAATAACTTATATGCTGCAATGCCACCCGCTGCACCTACACCAACATATATAATTGTTTTGCTATTCTTAACTGTCCAAGTTGTAATTTTATTCCAACCATTTGGGTTAATATCCTTTTTCTTTAGCTCAGGTATTGCATAACTACTAATATCGGTAGTTTTAAAATAATCATTTGAGTTTGATACGCTAAATGAAATTGGATATCCAAGTTTTTTTTCATCTTTCCAGTGAAACTCAATGAATTGCTTGTTCGGCATTTTGAATTTATTAAATGCCAATGTAGGTACTATGCCCAAATTAATAGGTTTAACATGACCAATTTCAATAATATAATCTAGATTTTTAGTTGAATCGCTGAATGTTATTGCACTATCATTTACTTCGACCTTTGGGGGTCTTAATTTACCGATTTCAATATTAGTTTCAATAAGTGCTGCGGCAATAATATCACCGTTCTTTTCAACTTCTTTAACCCTATTTATTAATTCTTTTTGAGAATTGGTTAACTGTCCGTACATTTTTTCAAGATTCTTAACACTTTCTTGGATAGTAAGTTTCTCAGTAACCCATTCCTTTTCTTTGTTTTGATATACATTGACTTTATCAATCAATGCATTCTTCAAGTTAACTTCAGTTATTACTTCTTCTTTAAGATTAGCAATTTTATTTAACTGAAAATCTATAATTAAACCACCAAGTAATAGGAGAATAATTACTAGGGCAATTGCCCAACGATTATTTATTTTTAAATAATCCCAAATTGCTTTTAATATTGCGCTCATGATTGTAGAATGTTTTCTTTCCAATATCTATAGAAAGTACTATAATAAGACTCTAACTTTTTTATAATATTATCGACATCCGGATTATCGATATTTACGCCATCACTATATTTGTCAACAGTAACCTCACTAGTTTTTTCATCCGGAGTAACTGTATATGAAAACTTAATCATACCATCAATAATACCCCCAAAAATTACGTACCAATCATTATCGTTTTTATATTTAACAATTAATTCGCTTGGAGTTACAGCCACTTTATCGTTTTCAAACAATGCACGAATACTATCTTCTTCTCGTTTTTGGTCAGAATCTAATTTTTTATCTTCATAAACATCGTTCATTGAATCATTATCTGCTTCACCATTAAATTCTTCATTCAATGTGCGTGTTAATTTAAGTAAATCACGCATACTCATGTCTTTCTTATAAGTTTTCTCACCTTCGACAATATAGCCTTTGGTATTATCGCCTTCACGCATTCTTTTCATGAAAACACGCATTTGATTTGGACTGTTTTTATCATTAATATTGCTGCTCATACTATTTTTTCATATAAATACTGAATTTATTTGTTGTGTAACAGTTTATTAAAATTTTCTATATCGAATAACGGATTAATATCACTACTATCTTGAATGTAGTTACTTCTAAAAACAACACCCCTGAATTTAATACTGTCTTTATGGTGATGATGAAAATCTATCACTGATTTTGGAATATTAAATTTCCCACAAAGAAATTTATTTAATAAAATTGTGCTTTTCATCTGTTCCTCACTTATTTTTTCCCAAAAATGATAACCAAGCCATTCTCTCTCAATGATTTGATTTTCGTCACAAACTTCATTAAGCCAGTTAACGTATTTACCATCAGTGGTTTTAAATAATGCGCCCATGTTTTCTAAAACAATCGATATTGAATTCTTATCAACCTCTTTAATTCCTAGAAAATCTGTATGAAATTTTGGGTCATAGTGTTCATATACTATACCAGTTCTACTTATTGTATAAGTATTCCATTTTTTCGTCTTCCCATATTCTTTATGTTGAAGTCTTAAAATATGATTACTATCTTTCCTCAAACTCGTACCCATTATGATTTGAGTCTTAGGGTTTTGAGTTTTATATCTATTAACTTCCCCTATTTTATAGGTTTCCTTGTCTATGCGCATCATAATTCATAAATACTACCTCTACACCACCCTCATTTAATATTGTTTTGGCTCTTTTAAAACCCTCACCCCATTTTTCGTGTTCCCATTCGGGTTCTTGGTCACAAAATATTTTCTTAATGCCAGAATTAACAATAATTCCTGCACAAGCATCACAGGGATACCAATTAATATACATATCACATCCCAACGTACTTTTACCCTGACGAGCTGCATTAACAATTGCATTTTCTTCAGCATGTTTAAACCAATGATATTTTTCCGGTCTTTCATGTCGTGCTTCAATGTTATCATTAATCCCTCTTGGCATACCATTAAAACCAGACGTTACAATTTCTCTATCCTTCACAATTACCGCACCAACTCGACTTGAACGGTCTTTTGACCATTGTGCCACCTCTAAGTCAGCGATTCTCATGAATCGTAAATCCCATTTATTTGGTTCAAACTTTCGACCATCTACTCTTATTGAATAAGGACCTAATTTCATAATTTTACATTTATTTTAATTTCCATAATCTATTTTTACTTAATTTCTGTGCTTTTTCAATCAATTCTTCTAGTTCTTCATGGTCATCTTTATCTGTGATGTCAAGTGTCGCCAATTTGTCGACAATTGTCAGTGCATCTTTGAGAATTTTAGCAATATCTTTTTCGTCTCCCATATTATTTCATATTTTCAAGTACTCTGAATGCATCATCATAATTTTCAATAATAGTGACCGCTTCATTATATGTTGAAGCAATTAGTCTTCTTTTACCAGTTGTTGTAAATATACCTAAACTATCCATATCATGCAAGAACTCTTCAACAAATTTATTTGAATTTGGAATTGTTGTTTTTTCAGCAACGATTGCCTTTAAATCTAATCCACTAATGACCTTATCTCCAGGAAGTGACTTACCGCCATTATATACGAACATCAGCAATGATTTGTATCTATCTTTTCTCAAATAAATTTTATCGAATTTCTGCTGATTGATAAGAAATAAATTATACTCGAACCATTCCCTGAAGTAAACTCCACCAATAATCATTACTTCAACAAAAATTGCTATAATAACAAATAGTATAATATTTTTCGTATCTTCAGTTGCATTTCCGGATTTAGTGTCGCTAAGTTTTAATTTTAATTCGTTAATTCTTAATTTAAGCTGTTCATCAATCTTAGAAATTTCATTCTGGTTATTTTCAATCGATTCACTATTTTTATCAATACTTGTTTGATAATCTTTCCTAGCACTTACATAGTTGATTGGAGTTTGTGCCAAAGTATTACGCAATTCATTATTAACGTTTCTTAATGACTGATTATCATTCTCATATATCATTTTTTTTCTTTCATAAATTACTGAAAGACTGTCTTTTTTAACATCGACTTGCGTTACAGCAATTTCATTTTTAACTGTGCTTGTGGTTGCAAGATTTTTTGACCCAACAACAGATAGATAAAAACTTAATAGAACGATTGCCGATGCAAATGCAAACCAACCAAAAATTGCCGGACTTAATTTCTTATTATTTGCAACATAATCGCTTGAGAAATTTTTAATTAAGTACCTTTTAATAATTTCGAAAATAATCAAAAATGTATTTGTAAATAAAAATGCTAGTGCCGTTCCCAAAAAACCATCAACCAAATTAATTGATATTGCTCTTAGTAATGCTGGAAATACTAGAAAATATGCAAAAAATATTGAACCGATGTTTCCTACAAAGGAGAACCCATATAGCCATTTATCCAATCCCTTATTGTTGCCCTCAAAGTCCTTAACGCTTATCTTCTGTCGTAATTTGTCGTATTCTTTTAAATCCATAGTATTCAATATTTACACATAAATAGTTATAAATTTATTCTATAACCATTGATGAAATTCCATTTTCATCTAATTCGACATTGATAAGATAGTCAGGATTAATTTCATGGACTTGTTCAATAACCAAAACTTTCTTCATACCACCCTTTATCATTTGTAATATTTCAACGAATTCTTCCACACTGCCTTCCAAATCCAATTTTCCCATTACTTCATCAAGTAAGAACATCGTTGGTTTTGCTTTCACATTTATTTGATTAAGTGCAAATTTTAGTACCACACTGGAGAATGTTCTTTCTTTTCCACTAGCACTAATACAATCAATAACAGATTGTGGTCTATTATTATAGATTAGCTTCGGTCTCAAATCATCTAAATCCAGCCAAACTTTAAATGGGACAACTGATAATATTTTCTCTAAGGTTAAATTAATTTTTGGAATAATGTAATTAACTAATATCTGCCTTGGAATACCATCCCTATGAACACATTTTTTATAAAGATTCATAACGCTATCACGATATTCCTGTTCTTTAAATGCTTTGATTAATGCTTCACCATGTCTTATAGCTTTTTCATATTCAACTATTTCGCTCTTTTTACCAAAAATTAATTCTTTATGTTTTTGTTCACTATCCTCCAATATAAGAATTTTTTCTTTGGCGGCAACTATACCCTTCTCAATTTTCTGATTTTCAATAATTTGTTTAATACTATTATCGTAGCTATCAATTTTTTGTTGAAGTATTGTTATTTGCAATTCTTCATTTTGAATTTTCATTGGAATATTATCTAATTCAGTCTGAAGTTCTTTACGCTTATCAACATCATTCTTATCGTTTGTAATTACACCAATTTCTTTTAAAACGCCTTCCATTTCAAGTGAAGCTGCTTCAATTCTTTCTTTAATTGTGCCGATTTCGGTAGTATATGATACTAAAGTAACATTATGAGTTGAAGTAATGTCTAAATTTAATTTGCTTATTTGGTCACCAATGCCATACATTTCAGTTTCTTTTTCAATAACCGTTTTATTAATATGGTCCTGATGTTCCTTTTTATCAATTACTTGCCCACACTGAGTACAGACTTTACTATTTTTTAAATCGGTAATTTCCTTCTTTAATTTAGCACCGTCTTGTTTTAATCTAAAAATTTGACCATTAATTATTTCAACCTGATGTTCGGTTTCGCCATATTTTCGTTCCCATTCTTTAATCGATAGTTTGTGATTATATTCTTCAGTTTTATGTGAATCTCTTTTATCGATTAACTCTTTTAATCTCTTGTCGTCATATATTTTCTTCAATGGTTTAATACTATCCTTTAAAACCGTCTCACGTGCCTTTATTTCAGTTATGGCTACTTGGTGAGTACCAATATCATCTTTAACATCAGCTACGTTCAAATCGTAGATTTCGGGGTCTATTTTGAATAATTTCTTAGTTAAGGTTTCCACATAAGTTCTACCGGTTTGAATTTTATTTTGAACTTCCGGAAGAATTGTATTTTCATATGTAGCAATATCGATTTGAAGCGTTGTTATCCCTTGGGTTAACGCATTAATATCGCTTGTGGTTTTTTCCACATTACAAGTAACTCGATTCAATTCATTGGCTTTCTTCTGATATTCTTTTAGACCATCGAGTTTCTTATCGAAAATATCCAATCCACTATCGTAGAGTAGTGAGTCAATAAAAACAGCCATATCATTGGATAGAATACGGTTTAGTGTATCTGAGGTAGTCATTACAATCCTCATGAAATTATCATAACTTCCAATAATTGAATTAATTTTTCGTTGTGTTTTCTCACGTCTGTCTTCATCTAGTTTCTCAAACGAATTACTATCACTCATTTCTTCATCAGGACTGCTTAAAAGGTAATGACTTAAAGTTGTTGGTGCGCCATTAATTTCTCCGGCTTTAGTCTTACTAATTTCAGTTTTTTTCTTAATACCATAGTATTCTCCATTGGCTTCAAGTACGAGATACGCATCACAAAAACTTGCACCGTTTCTATTATTAATAAAACGTTTATCACCATATTTCATTCTACTTTCAGTTTCTAAAGTATTCCCAAATAAAATATATGTAATTATCTTCATGATGGTTGTTTTTCCGGCAGTATTAACACCACTTATTTGAAATAAACCATCCATATCACGCCAATCTATATCGAGCTGCTCATATGACATGAAATTGCGACCACCAAATTTAATGATGTTCCATTCGATATTTGATATGTCGTCAAGTACTAATCCTGCACTAATTTCTTCATCAAGTAAAATAATATCTTTAATGAGTTGTTCGTTAGTCCCAATTTTTTCTAAATATTCCTTAAATATTTCTTGCTGAACCGCAGAATCGGTAATGTTTTCCAATGTAATATTTTCGTTCACATCAATTTTTTCACTTTCGATGAACTCGTTTTTATGTGAAATAACTATTTTACCATATTTAGATTTAAAGTATTCTGCTAATTTCCTTTCACTATCTTTATTCCTTGTTTGCGGTAGTGTGCCCCAAACAAATCTTACCTTCATGAATTTGGTTGGATTTTCAATATCAATATCCAAATCATCAAAGTCTGTAAATGGTGTTATTCTAACATTTTTAAATGAATAGTCGTTGTGAATCGGTACGTCTTTATGCCATCCTTCACTAATATCCCACATAATATATCCATGAAAGCTATCATCACCCTCTGAAAAATCTTGTGCTATTAATGAGCCACAATATGCTTTGGTTTCCTTTTTATCAAGATATTGATGCTTATGTATGTCTCCGAAAAACGAATAATCACCTTTAAACTCACTAATCTTATAATAAGAATTACTCTTCATTTCAAAACCAGTTGTTGATTTACAACCAGTGATAGGGTCGTGGAATAAATCAATAGCAACGTATTCTGGAACACTCCAATTACCATTTTCATCCTTAGTTACTGAAGTACTTCTTAATTTCTCGTATATTTTTCCTTCTTTGGTTTTCCAAGGATTATTATTTTTTTCTCCATGATGCCAAACAAACCATGCAATATTTTCATCATAAATGACATCAGTTTTATCATAGTATAACACATTTGGATTGTGGAGGGTTTCTACAATAGCCTTAACACTATCGACCCTTTTAAGATTCTTTTTACGACAATCATGATTACCTCTAGTTACTCTAACCGGTGCAATTTTACTCAAATCATTGAGGAAATTCGAAGCTAGTATTAATTGTTCGCCCTGTAAATCAAGATAATCGTGAACCAAATCACCGGGAATAACAATTCTATCGGGTTTTTCAACATCTAGCGATTCTATGAGGTTCTTAAATACTAATTCATATTCGTCATTACGGGTCGGTGCTTTACGGATATGGATATCTGCAATGTGCGCTATTTTGGAAATCATTCATTATTTTTTTAAATAAAATTATTTTTTACAAATATATCTAAAACCACCATATAATGCAAGGGTTTTTAGAAACTGACAAAATTATTCAAAATTCTAAAATAATACTGCCAGGTTGTCATTAAATACTGAGTGGTACGGTTTTCGATATATGTAGAGAAAAATAACTATATTTAAAAATTTATATTATGTCATCTACAAGTTTTAATTATGCAACCGTCAAATTATTTGATACTTTATTTAATGAGTTTTTCGATATCTCAGTTGTCGATAAATCGGGTTCTAAAACGCCCATTCACGATGTAATTGAAAACGATAAAGAGTATATTGTTGAAATGCTATTGGCTGGCGTTCCGAAGGAAAATATTAGCATTACAATTGAAAACGATATGCTACTCATTAAAGCGGAACGTAAAGAAACCAATGACATTAAATACAATCGTAAACAAACGTATTTCGGTAAATATGAAAGGTCGTTTATATTGCCGGATAATGTTGATGTTGAAAATATCACATCCTCAATGTCAGATGGTATCTTAACAATAATTTTCCCAAAACTCGAAGCTAAAAAAAATCCAAAAAAGAAAACAATCGAGATTAAGTAATATTGAAGTCCCGTAAATAAAAAAGGTGTCGAATTCGACACCTTTTCTTTTATAGCTTCTTTATAAATTTTGGTCTTTGTATTATGGTTTGTTTCTCACCCTTATAATCATTTTGTCCGGAAATCGTAGCCGCCAATAGAATCCAATCGCCCTTTTGGAAATTAGAAATTTTCTCAGAATAGTCGAAGTCATAGAATTTTCCATTCTTATCAACATAATCTGATTTTGGCAGTTTTCCAGCATTGGATAAGTCTTTAACCATTTGAAGTACTTGCTTTCCTTCCTCACTATAATCTCCGTTCCAAGTATGAAATCTCATAGTGCCATCATGGTTATCTTCACCACCCATTTCATACATTTTATTTTTTCCAACACTTTTCTTTAATTCATTTCCAGCTAGTCCTTCGTATGGATTTGGTATTTCGATAATATTTCCATTTAGTATTTCATAAGCATGGGTTATCACTTCTTGTTTAGTAGGGGTTTCAATAAACTGTTTACCCTTATAAATTATAGAATTTCCATTTTCATCTAAAAATCTGGTGATATAGGTTGTACCCCATTGACTATCAAAAGAAACCTCATTCACAACCTGTACAGCTAGTTCGATTTTTTCACTAACATTACCAACAAATTGAGAACCTGCCTTTTGTTCGCCCCTTTTTTTCTCAAGTTCTTCCCTATCGAGTTCGGTTTTAGTTTTTCCATCAACAATTTCGCCACGTCTTTGTAATTCCAATTCAGATGCCCCACGAATAATAGGACTACTACCATTTTTCATTAGCCATGATAGATAATCAGATGGCATTGCAGTCATTTTAGTACCACTATATTTTCCAAATGTTATTGTATCGTAGTTGGCAATTTCTTCCCTAGTTTTTTCTTCAAGATATGGCAGAATATCAGCAATAATTTTTTGGTATGATGGGGTGTCTTTATATTTGTCTACCCACCATGAAAGATATTGTGTTGGTACATCGCTGAATAACGAACCCTGATATTGACCATTGGGCATATGCTGATACGTTAATTGTTTGGTTATTTTACCAACAGAAGAAACCTTTACATTTGGAACGTACCCTAATTGTTTTTTTGCTAGTTCTTTAGCTATTTCAAGGTCTTGACCATATGTTGCAACGTGATTATCTCTAGGATATCCATTATCATCAAAATATTTATATCTAAGAGTGTATTTTTTACCACCAGAACCACTGCTTATATAATAACCAGTTTCACCGTCTTCTTGGGATTCAGCGACAAATCTTTTGAATTCTTCGTGGATAATATCTAGCATTTTATTGCCCATAAACAATTATTTATAATAAATACGTTTTGAGTCGACAAAGATAAAGCAAATTTTTCATTATTTAATCAAATACGTCTTCCAGAATGTTCTTTTTTAATTTGGTTTTTATGTAGTTAATTTTATTGCTAACGGTACTGCTACTAATTTGAAACTCACTTCCAATTTCGTTATAATTATAACCTTGTACATACTTCATATCGAGTAATGTGAAATCTGTCGGAGATAATTGTGTGGATAGATATGAAATTGCATTAGAATTTTCAAAACTATTTGAAGAACAATACGTACCTGTATTAGTATATGCCAAGCAATTGCTAACATTATCAAAAGGAGATACGTTATAATCATATGAAGAATGGGTTGTACTTGATGCTGAATATGTAGAATTTTTTCTCCACGTGTCAATCATAACGTGTTTCGCAATTGTAAGAACCCACGTTTTAACACTTGATTTTTCCGGATTGTATTTATTGAGACTATAAAATACTTTGATAAGTATTATTGAAACACAATCATCAATATCATCAGTAGAATATTTGGTAAATTTGGTTCTTAAAAAGTCTTTTACTATTTTCTTATATTTTTCAAAAAATAGTTCCTCCGCTTGATGGTTTCCATTCAAAATATTTTGAATTAGAACTATATCTTCCTGCTCTATTATTTTCATAGGGTTTACACAACTTATTTATAAAGTAATCATCGACAGTTAAACCCCTTGCACCATACAATGCTTTTATAACAGCACCGTGACCCTGATTTCTTCTTAGTTCATCAATGTCATCATTGGTGGGTAATTTAACTATCATAACCCTTTCTTCACAATCCACATAAATTGTATGTAACTTATAAAAAAGTTCTATAGCGTTTTTATATGCGTCAGGGTCTAACAATACAACCACATTTGGTTTCATTTCTTTCAGTCTATAAAATAATGTGGTCGATATTGTTTTCCCTAACATCGGAATGGTGTTAACAGGAAAACTTAACATATCAAATCCACCTTCAACAAGGTATACAGTAGAATCCCAATTTATAAGACCCTCATTAAAAATAATTTTATCTTTATCCGCATTTGGATTAAGATATGGCAATTTCTTTCTAATTTTTTTGTCTTCTCCATAATATCTCCCAATAAAATAATTGACTTCGCCATTTCTATCGTATGACGGAACAATAATTCTTTTGGCATACTTTCCAGTAATGCAAAAACCAAGCCGATATTTTAAAATAATATCTCTTGATATTTTTCTTTCATTTATTAAATAATTATATGCTTCAAAATGTTCTTTATTAGTTCCTTCCATTTGAGAAAACAATATCATTTCATCTGGAAGTTTTACCGCAATTTCTTCTTTTTCCTCATAATCATATTCATCGTCATAATCAGAATATGCCCCATAAATATCTGCATATGATTTATATAGGTCATAGTCAATACTGCTACCAAATCTACGAATAAGTTTACCTAGAGAACCGCTAAATTGTGGTTCATCACACTTCCAACATCTGAACATTCGTTTGGAAGTATTGATTTCTAAATTAAACTTACCATCCGGATAAGGTAATCCTTCCCTTTCTTGGCAGTGTGGACAATTCACCTGCAACTGCTCACTGGTATGTAAGCCATTAACCTCTCCAAAGACGTTCTCAATAATTGCGTGAAATTCTTGTCCTCTAATCATGAAACAAATGTAAAAGAAAATTGCTCAAAAACAAAACGTTTTGAGCAATTTTCAGTTAAATATCTAAAAATCAACTAGAATCTCTTTTCATTCTGTAAGAATGGAAAATACATAATCAATCGATTTAAGAAAGCTGCGGGCACAATTACAAAATTAGGTGTTCCAAATTGTGTGAATCCTGGGTTTTGTATATAATTGGATTGCAATTCATGAAAAACTGTAGTAATCTTAGTGGCTAATTGACCATCATCAACAGTAGTAGTTACATTTCCCTTTAAACGTTGAATTTCGGTCAAAATTTTAGAATAATCATCTTTTGATGTACTTAAAGCAATTTTCAAATTTTCATTTTCACTAGCTAATAATGCCACTTGTTCTTGAAGCCATTCAGTATTGTTACTACTTGACTTCGTTTCGGGTTCAAGTTCCATGAGTTCTTCATTCTTAACCGGATTCCCATTTAAGGGGATGTCTTGAAGAAGTTTTCCAATCGTTGCTTTTGCTTTTATATCTCTATCTTCTTCTGGAGTTGTTACCTTCTTAACCACAGGTTTTGGGGGTTGTGCGACAGCCTTTTTACTGTTCCCCTTCGCTAAACTAACTAAACTTTTTGCCATATTTTATTGATTTATTTTTAAATTTGAGTTTAAATGTGCCAATAATCCAAGTTTGTCATTCCAAATAAAACCATCAGCTGCTTTAATTTGACCAACAAAACCTTTCTTATGATGCCATTCTTCTGTACCGGTAAGACTTGAGAGGTATCTAACTGTTACCCCTAAATCTTCATTTAATGTTTTGGCTTTATCTAAAACCGTATATTTTACATTTCTTTTTCTATGAATGTGACCTAAGTGCCATTCATGATACGTTGTATCACTCCACATAGGTTTTGATTCGATATCGGTAGCCATAATAAGTGGAAGCGATGCTTCTTTTTCTTCACTACCGTGAGTGAAACCTAATAATACCTCACCATGTCTATAATATTTTCTCGGTGATGCACCGTTATTAACATTTACCATCGAATCATTATTAAACCATGCTTCTAAATGTGCACCCATATAAAAACTGCGTTCAAAATCATGATTTCCCGGAATAACCAATACATCAACAGGAACTCCAGTTTGTTTTAGTAAATTAATTGCGTCAATAAGCAATCTTACTCCAACGGTATATGTCTTTTGCCATCTAAGGTCTTCATCTTGTTGAGTCCCTTTAGTAGTTGTATTAAATATGTTGTCCGAATTAAAAAAGTCGTTTCCAATGGGGAATAATATGCGAGAGAATTGAAACCCACCTGCTCTATGAATTAGGGTTTCGACTGCATCAAGAAATCTTGTACGTGCAATTTTAGTATCGTAATTTTCGAATGTTTCACCTGCCCATGCAAGTTTACCTATATGTAGGTCAAAGATTGAAATTTCTAAAAGATTATTTTCTTTAAATGTGAAAAAATCACGGGGTTTAATATGTACTGTAGGTGCTTGATAATTTTTAGTCATTTCAATAAAAATTTCGCTGGCAGATTTTGCTTCGGCAACAACAACATTTTTCTCTAAACGAACTTTCACCTGATAATTTTGAACGGTAACGGGAAAACCATTTACTTTACTTGTCATATCCCATTTATTCACTAGTTGGTCTTTAACTCTCCAGATATTGGTGTCTACATCAGTTGCTCTAAGTAGTTCCGGAACTGTTTTTATATGGTCTGGTGGGTAATTTGAACCGCTAACCCATTCAACAAATGCTTCATTGTTGTCTTCATAAAATGTTAGGGATTCTTCTTGTGGGACTTCTATTTTTTTAATTTCATTTACGATTTTTACATCGTCTTTATTGTCGGAATGTTTTATAGTGGCATATTTGTCGTATGCTTCTTTAAATAATTCAAAGAGTTCGTTCTTTAATAATCCATTTTCATATAAATCATAGACATCGGCTTTAACATTTTTTACGTATGTGTCAGCATATCCATTTTTAACTGAGGCTTCTTTAACAGATATATTATTAAGAATTGCATAATTAATAATTTCAATTGCTTTTTCAATTCGTCCTATTTTCATGTATTAATAAATTTAGTTAATATTATTTTAAATTTTTGTCAAACTTATAATAAATATCTTATAAAGACAAGAGGTTTATATAAATACATTATTATTTTTTCTTAAAAAGATAATGTTATCCTCTATTCTTTTACAGTTTTTATTAAAACCCTGCTCTTCTTCTAATGATAAATTAAACCATTCACCCTCTTTATGTAAATGCTTATAACCCCTCTGTAATGCCTTCTCGACAATATCAGCGTGTTCAGTCTTATACGTATCAATGAGTTTTAACACGGATGAATTTCCCGTCTGTAATTGCTGCAGTCTTTTGGTAGGATTCTTAGAAACACCTATTTTATAATAGCCTTCTTCTAGTGATTGAATTAAATATATGTATTTCATTTAATAATGCCCAATTGCTTAAGTCCTGCGAATCCCACGGCATAGCTATCAGACATATCAAAACACATGTCACGTGGCTCGGTTGAATTCTTCTTATAAAACCATTCAATCTGGGGTTCTAATTTACAAACCTTTTCCCAAATATACAATTTTTTTTCTTTAATATATTCTTTGGGGAATGAAAGTGTTTCTTTCAACTCACCTTTAACCTTAGTAGTCTTAACCAATTCGGTGCAGAATAACTTTCGACTATCATATACACTAATTTTAATTGGAAATTTATCAAAGACGGTAAATAATATGTATCTGCAAATACCGTTAAATCCATATAAAAGTGATACGGTGTTTGAATTATTACTACCGCCAAGTGGTTCTTCCACAATTATGTGTATGATTTCACCGTTGAGTTCATTAAGAATTCTTTCTTTGAAATCTATTACATATTGTCTGAATATCTCGGCTTTATGAATATCTCTGTTTTCCACATCAACATCTTTTGCGGTTTTCAGTTCTAAATGTTTTAGTTCGATTAGCTTACCATTAATATCCCATAATGCAAATCCAATATTAGTGGTGCTTATGTCTAATGACCATATATATTTTTCCATAATTATTTAAGTTGTTTAAAGACCAATTTCTCGTCTTTCATTTCATCAATCATTTTTTGGATGTATTTTGGGTCACGTAGATATAATTTAATTAGGTCTTCAATAACCCCACCGATTTTCATGCTCTTTCCCTTGCACAATAATTTAAAACTATTATGTAAATCACCTTCGATTATAATAGATTTCGGCTTTGTTTCACTAAGCGTAAGTAATTCTTTCATATATTTTTTTATAATTTTCTTTAATATTTATAATAAATACTAAGAAATTATAAAAAAATATAAAATTTTATGATTATTTCGAATAAATTAAAAATCTATTGCAAATAGAATAGTTCTTGAGATTGTTGCATCCTTGATTAGCGGGTCATTTAGTTTACCAATTCCAACTAAATTCATGTCAGCATCGTATATACCAATTTCGGTAATAGCTACTGGCGGTTTGGTTGTCATAGCTGTCCACGTGGGATTGGTAGATGAATTAAATTGATTTAATGGTAACATGATTGAAAGATTAGTAGTATATACATCTGCATATATATTGCTTGTAACATTACCCATGAAGTATGTTTCATCGCCAAAACATAATTTGCTATCATCACCTACCAATGCATTTGGATAAGTAAGATAACTTAAATTATATGTGGTAAAACCAGTATAATTTAATAGTGGTATACTAAATACAGTACTAACTAATTCTGCTGGAGTTATTGCAACACCCGAAACATGACCAGGAATTTGGCTAGTAATATCAAACATTTTCCAATTTTGCGATAATGGGGTAATTGTTGTAGTACTATCTGTCAGACCACTAACTAATTGAACTAAAGCGTATATTTTATTAGCGGTAAAACCAGTTCCCGTAGTTATCCCTGTGCTTAAAAATTTAAAATCACTAATCTCTGGAAAATTTATATTGATTTTCTGAATATAGGGATTATTCTGTAATGATAGTGTTTCAATATAATTACAATGAATTGCTTCGCTATAACCATAGCCACTTGTAAGACCGGATGGTACTAAAATGTATGTAATAAATGCTGTATAACCTGTTGCCATAATTTTATATTTTTTTAAACACAACCACTATCATTAGCATAGACTAAGTATGTTGGAAGTGTCCATGACCTATTTGATTTATAAGACATTGCAAATAATAATTCTTGGTCTTCAATTACAAATATTTTCAAATCTGTAAATACTTTACCAACAACATTACCATCTGAATCAGCTAAATCATAATATTCCGCATTGAGTGAAGACGTAACTCCCGTAACCATTTGTGGACTTCCATATGCACTTAATGTAACGCCAATTTTCTTTGTTGAAGACTTATGCCACATTAATGTTGGTATCTCTAATTTCGGTGTGTTTAAGTAAAATCCCTCTGCATAAACATTAGCGGGTGACGAATTTGTATAGTGAATAACCCCCAATTTTTTATGAATTGGTGCTTGATTTTGTATATATGAAACAAACCCACCATATGCAATACTATTAAATTGATTATATTTTCTATATGAAGTTCCGGTTAATACACCTGCAATTTCTTCGGTAAAAATAATTGACATATTCCAAAATGGATACACTATTGTAGGACATTGACTATTTTCCTGAAATGCTAATACACTTTCATCAATATAATCAGTTGAATTATCAATAAATATTGTATCGCCACTATAATTAATATAATTATAATAAACTAATGCACCCGCATTAACATTGGTAAGTGTATAACCACTAAAATTTGGTAAATTTCTATCCACAGTAACACTAAGAGTATTTGCGCCTAAAGTACCCGTTTTACCATTAATTCTATACCATAAATATGGTGTTGGATTACTAGTATTGATTGTAAATCCTGTGGTATTTTCGCTTAATGTCCATCTAACTAGCAAATAATCGCCAATTGCTGGTTCAACAGCACTAATACCATATGATGGCGACTTCCAAAGTCTTAGTGTTTTACCACCAGTAACACCACTCATTTTAACCATCACGCTAGGTTGTTTAACGTGGTTACTATCAGTAATAAAAGATGTCCCACCACTTGTAAAAAATCCAATCGACCCCGCAGTATTTGTAACTTGATATGATGAAGGAGATAATGAAATTGGATTATATGGGTTACCATCTAAATTCATGGGAACGAATGAAAGAAAATCTGGATTAACATCAGCAGGTCTTAATATATTCGATTTATATGGGTCAAGACCAGTACTAGCATTGAATTTATAATCAATTTCACTATCACCAATAGCAAAATAACTAAAGGTTAAATTACCTGTCGATAGTTGTTTCCTACCTTTTGAGGTTAATTTAATATTTAAAATTACTGGGTCTTTTTTTTCAATGAATGCCATTTAATTATTCTTTGTTATAAATACAATTAATTTTATTTTATTCAAATAGTCCACCGCCACCAGTTATACCACCACAACCAGAAAATTCGATATTATCATTGTTTGCTGAAATAGTTCCGAGAGTTAAATTAAACTCAATGCCACCACAGCAATTATCTATTGACGATAACGAAACGTTTGAACAGTTATGATATACACAGCTATGAGAACCACTACTGCTACACGCATCGGCATACGCAAAATAACAATCATAATTTGTTGAGTTAATTTTTATTACTCCTATTTTATCCAATGAAGAGCTATCTAAAGTATTTGCAGGTACTTTACTATATGAACGATTAACTTTTGTTGTTCCCGGAGATTTAATTAAGTATGCATTAGCGCAAATATAATGACTCAATGTTGGTTCTGGTGCGGATACTACTGATAATGCACATGTTTGATAATGTAAATCAAAGCCCTCACCCGCAACTAATGGTCTACTTGTTGTAATTTGTGCTTGCCATTGACTATCGTATTCTCCACCTGAAACACCATTATATGAGGCATTCGTTAAATATACCTCAACTGGTGGTATTACCAATGTGGTAAAACTAACCTGATTACCATATCCAGTTCCAACAGAGTTTGTTGCATAGGCGCGAACATAATATGTTGTATTATCACCCAAACCTGTTATATTACTTGAGAATGAACCTGTTCCACTTCCATCAGTTGTCTTAGTGGGTAATGCTATTGTTGGATTTGGACTCGTTCCCCAAATTACCCCACGTGCTGTTACACTTGCACCACCATCAGAAGTTACATTACCGCCACCACTTCCGCTAGATATTGTAATTGAAGTAACACCACTAGTTTCTAAAGTTGGTACATATGTTGCCACTGCAAGTGTAGTAGTATTTAATATTGCACCAGTATAAGTGACACCATTAATTACCATATATGCACGATATTCATAATTAGTTAATGGTAATAATTCAGTTATGGTTTTAGTGAAATAATTTACTGCTAATGGACCATTTGATGGAGATGATGGTAATAGCCAAGTTGTATCACCATTCACTCTATATTGAACTGAATAATAGTCGATATCACCATAACCTACAATATTTTTACCACCAGTAGTAAAACCACCACTAGTTTTATTTGTAAATGATGTTGTTGTAATACTATTGGGTAATATTGGCTCAGATGCTGTTGTAATTTGTAATGTATCACCGGTAAATCCATATATACCCGATTTAACATACATTCTGTATTCATATGGTGTATTATACTCTAAATATCCGCTACTTGGAATTGTAATGTTAAAATTATCCACAAGTAAATTACCAATTTTAGCAATTTTAGTCCAAACATGTGAATAATATCCATCCGCATCAATATCAACGGTTTCATAAATACCAAGATTTTCCAATCCAATTGGTAGTGAACCCCCGTAATATCCATTGGCAATTCTATATTCAATACCATATTCAGTAATATTTTTATAGCCTAGAATATTTCTACCACCAGTCTTAATACTCCCAAGAATTCCAGGTGTTGTTTCACCTGAAATTACCGGAACTTCATTAATTAAGAATATACTACCATCATCACCAAAATAATTTAAAGGCGTTCTGTTGTTACCTAAAACATTCACACCTCTTTTATACATGAATTTTTGTTTAGTGAAAACGGTATTCCTAATAAGCAATCCACTCTTATTCAATATTATTGTTGCAGATAATAATTCATCAACAAATCTCTGAAAGAATGCATTGTACTTGCTCAGGAATGGATAAAGATTTTCAAAAGTATAACCATTAGAATGTAATGGATTACTTTCCGGTAATGTTCCTCTTTCTAAATATTTAATATAAAGACTTAACAATGTTGGATACCAACCACCTCTGAAATCAGATATCGTCTTTCTAGTTCTAGCATTAATTAATTTTCTCTGAATTAATTCAATAAACTCTAAAAATGATAAATTGCTTATGTCTCCAATACCGAAATCATTAGCAACAATTGGGTTAAAGTAATCACTTTGTGCTACTAAATAATATGCACTGATAACACTACCATAATGCAAACCTTTAGGCATGAAAATTTCATAAGGATTTTGTGAATTAACACTATAATCAGTTCCAGGCTCTAATGCGATTCCATCAATTAATATTTTTACTTCAGATGCATTATTTACCTTATAATTTAATTTAAATATATTTTTATTTGCGGTACTATCATAATAAAACTTACTAGTGCTAAAACTATCAATTCTATATACCTCACTTCTAGCATTAATAAGCGTACTGCCACTAACATATACATAGGCAATCTGAACATCCGGATTAACATTAAGATATCCAATAACATCCGGATTACTAATGATTATTTGACTTGACCCACTTGTATTTGCAGGGTCTACGATATAATCAGCAGCAAATTGTGGCGTACCCTTTGTAAGTGCAATTCCATTTATTGTTACTTGAACATCACCACTTGGGTAGCTTGGCAATGGAATATATGTGCCATTCATTTTTGCTTTAACCCTAGTAACGACATATTGTACTGATATACCACTCATTGGTTTAGCAGTTGACCCACTATAAATAAAGGTGGCTTGTATCACATCCCTTCGATAGCCATTTGATTGTGCTGTAACACCTACCAACGTAAACGTATTATCGTTATTAATTATATAATTAGCTTGATTAGTATCGGTTATTCCGCTAACACTTGGTGCATTTAGTAATATACCATTGAAACGAACTTCCAAATTACCTTCCGTTTTATTATATGGTAAGGGAAAAGTGTTTTGACTTGCACTAACCCCCAACGAAATATTTACATAAGTGAAAGGCATTGTATAACCACTTGAATTAGCTCCAAAATCTTTCTTAATGTAATTATATACATCGTATTCAATACCTTGTGCGGTATCGAGTGCAACATCAACCTCTTTTGTATTCAATACCAATTTACTATCAGCTTGAATATATTGGGGCGTAGTACTATGAACCCTAGTTGTTGCACCCGCTTCCATCCAAGATTTCTTATTATCAACGGTTTTTGTAAGATTAAATCCGGCTTTACGGAAAATATTCATATATTCCTGACCACTATCACTATCACCTGCAATTTGAAAATAAAATGCACTAGACTCTAAAGGTGCTTTAGGGTAACCATCGGTATTATATGGCAATGAAGCTGCAGTATATCCAGGGAAATTTAAAGCTGCAGTTCTTGGGTCAATTTTCCCGTCAACAGTATAGACATATTCAGTTATATTAATGAATGGTTCTGGAATACCAATCATTAAGAAAATTGATTTAATTGCTTCTCTAGTACCTTTTGACTTCCAAAAATAATTAGCATTTATTAAAATACGTCTCCACAATTCAATATTAACCTCAGCAGGAAGTAAATCTGATTTTAAATTTCTTTCAGTATCGCTAGTATTAAAAACACTTGTAACTAGTTCTGATTCATTTACTAATGTAAAATAATTCCACCCCAATGTTCTAGCAAAATTACTAATTAATTGGTCAGGAATATTATTAATTTTATTATATGTTATAGTATTAATATAAACTAGCGAATCGATAAATTCTCTTAATTGGTCGAATTCTTGACCATAAACTCTCAAAAGTTTTGTCATCTTACCTTCTTGAGTAAGGTCATATGTTTTTAATGAGGCTGGCGTTAAAAATCTTGCAATTAAATCCGTTTTAATTGAATCATATTTTGTACCAATCGTTAAAAACGAATTTAAAAACTTATTATATGAAGAATTATTAATATCAATATTATAACCATCGGTTGTTGCCCAAGACATGGTGGTATTTACATATGTTATACTGCCATCATCTAAAAGTGTGGGATTATTAAGCATGAAATCAAACCCCGCATTTTTTACTCTGTTAGACATAATATATTGTTCATATCCATTCAACATTACCCTGAATTCTTCAAAAACCAAATTATTTGGCTTAATGTGAAAATCAACATAACCAGTACTACCAGTATTAAATGAGAATGGATTGCCTTCGGTTTGAACCATAATATATTGCCTGCTTGTAGTGTTACCAGTATAGCCAATTATTGGATATACGTTTTCAGGGTCATATTTTGACCAAACAACGTATTTCTCATAAGATAAATTGAGATTTTTTGTTTCCTCTCCAACAGTTACTGTGGTATTGCCAAAATTATATGCAATTCCAAATACATTTGTAATAAATGCCACATCTAGTTTAAATGTATATGTATTATTGGAAGTATTGCCAGATAAATCATAAAAACTTTTGTTACCTCCCCTAATAGTATTCGAGTCGCCAAATAAACTTCCGGGATATTTTAAAATAATATTTTGAATTGAATTTCGTAGGAATTCATATGCAGAACCAAATCTAATAAAAGTATTTAAATTAGATTTATTTAAATTTAAAATGGCATTTGTTTGATATTCATGAATTACTGTGGATTGAACCTCAGTTATACCCATAGTTTCTAAAGTAACTGGACGAACAAAACTACTTAGGGTATCAGTATAATCAATAAATGACCTACCGTTAAAATTTGAGGTAACGCTAAAACTTCCGAATGAAAATATGGTTTCGGAAGCCGTGTTATTAAAATATGTTCCATTTAAATTTTGGTCAAGACCTGTACCAACTACTTTTACTTTTCCCACAATCTTTACATTTTAATATAAATACAATGAAATAAAAAAATCCCAATTGTTAGATTGGGATTTTTTATAACTAAAAAAATTATAAAATTAGATACCATTTATAACACTATCAAAATTTTGAGTCGTGTCAATATTTGTTCTCTTTTCTTTAACCTCATATAGTGGAACATCGGTAACGTCATCTTTAATTTCAAATAAATTAAATTGATTTGTAATGACATTGTTTTCGTCATAATATGTTAGTATTCCATTCTGCACATCTTTAACCTGTTGACCACCAACAATATTTGCAATTGTATCAATTGTGTTTTGCACCAATTCGACCTCTATTACCAATGGTGTGAAATATGTATTTGATAATAAAATTGTTTGTCCCACATTACCAATAAATGGATTTACATTCGGTTTAACATCACTTGAACTACTTGGAGTTAGTTGTAGAAATATTAATGTGCCGGAATCATTAAATGCGTATCTTGTAGAAACCTGATTAGTATTACCAATATTTTCGTTAATTGGAACTACTTTATTGGATGTAACAACATATCTAACAACATTCCTTAGTTTTGTTCCGTTAGAATTTATATATTCTATTCTATAACCCTGTAAAGCATTATTTCCCTGCAACTCACTGGGTAAATCATTCATATTAACTACAATTCCCTTAACGCTCGGTAATGAAGACAATACACTACAATCCATGATGACTAATGATGTGGTTTTCGGCTTAATATATATTGTGTAAATACCTAATTCAAAAAAGGTTGAAGCAGGTAGTACTAAATTATATAAACCCTCTAAAAGATTTTGATTTCCAACTATTTGTTCAGTATCTGGAAGAAAATTCTCGGTTAGATAGTTTGATGTTGGGGTTAATGAAAATATTGTGTTGTTTGATGTTTCTCTATTTGGAGTATAATTATAGTACATGCTAATATCATTGATACTAACATCTGCTGGTCTAACAACTCCAAAGGTCCCTATTGCCATATTTTTAAGTATTATTAACTATATTAAAGAAATTACCGCCAGCATATGTAACAACATCAATTAAACTTGACATGTATTGCAATCTAAAATTTTTATCAAATGCCGATAATTCTTGTCTTATTATAAATACATCATCGTAAATTTTTGGATTACTAACAATGTTTTCTTTATTTGGATTTTGATATATGTTGGTGTCGATAAAGTTCCCCGTATTATTCGGTGTTAAACTAAATGTAGTGGTCGTAACTCCTGCATTTATACTATCAATATATTTAATACCATTAAGATAATAAACAATCCTTACGCCCGGTGTCGATTGTGTAAAATCAACACCATTATCATCGCTATTATTGTTAAAGGTCACACCACCCCAATATTGCTGAGTAAATACATTAGTTATAGTATATTTACGCAATTCAGATAATCTGCTTGTTGATGAACCACTTATTATCATATTATGCCACCATTTTTATTTTACCTAAAACTTCCGACTCATATTTTTCAATTAATGAATAATATTTTGGGAAATCTTCTTTAATTTTTTTCTTCATCGCCTCAATATATGTTGGATTAAACTTTGTATTAAACCACATATGCGTATATTTAAGTACATTGCCAGCTTTTCTAACACCATGAAGCTTAACTAAATCGGGAGGCAGAACTTCATAAACCTTTAAATTATTTTTTAACGCAAGTAAATGTAATGGTAATTCCTCACTAATTAACGATATTGCATTACCTTCAACATTATCCAATTTTTTTTCAGTATATGCTTTTTTTATTTTATCTGTTGATTCCACATATTGATTTCTCACGCCTAATTTCATGCCAACCACTCCTGAACATAAACTACCCCCATCA